CGAGCCGGGGTCGCCGATGGCCTGGGCGATCCGGTCGGTCAGGCCGGGCATACCGGTCTGGTAGTTGATGTCCTGGGCGTCGTGGACGGCCTGCGCGAGCGTGCTGAGCGACGACACGTCATAGCGGTACTGGCGCATCTGGATCCACAGCGCCGCCCGCTGCATGTCGTTGAACTCGTTCCGCAGCGCCGCGACCAGCGCGACGTAGCTGGGACGGTGGTTAGCGCTCATGCCTGCTCACCGCCGGACGGATTGGGACGGGTAACAGTCGACCGCTGAGCACCGCAGGCGTCACACCGGTCGGTGTCGTCGCCCACCGGGGGCCGGCCATCGCGTCCGACCCAGAGGTGCGGTGCATTGTCCGGGCTGGGCCCGTGGTCGTCCTGACCCTCGTCAGCGTCCGTGTCCGGCATGGCTGGGCCGCCATGGTGCTCGGCCTCGTGTTCGCCGGCCATGAACGCCAGGTCGCCGAGCGAGGGCGGCTCGGACAGATCGTTGACGACGAGAGCCGAGACGGCGCCGTCGTGGCGCTGGCACACCGCCATGACGCCCTTGCCGGAGTTGGTGGGCATCAGCGTGTAGCCGGTCAGCAACGCGAGCGGGTACAGGTCGGCGTCAGCCACGGTTCTCACCCCGGTCGCGCTCGTCACGGTGGAGACCACAACCACCAGCGAGGAACTGCACCTCGGTGGAGATGCCCGAGTAGCCGTCTTCGCCGGGCTTCGGCCCGGGCCGCTCGGCGTACAGGCGATAGCAGCCGCACCCGAGGTGGCAGGCGTCCACCACGATGAGTTCAGCGGTCCGGACGACGCCGGCGGTGTCGCGCAGCGGAACGCGATGAGCCGTCCCCAGCCACTCGCGCTCGAGTGTGGTGCTGGCCCAGACGACCTTCAGGTCTCGATTCGTGTCGGCGAGGTGCATCAGAAGGTCACCCCGTCCGTTGCCTCGTCGCCGACCAGCGATGTGTCGATGAGGTCGAGGTAGACGCCGCCGTCAAACCGCGGCACGAACACAGCCACGGCCGGCGGGACGGGCATGTCCACGGTGGTGTGCTCGTCGACCGGCACGGACAGCGACTCGGCGCTGACGTACGCGGTGACGCCCTGCGTTTCCAGGTAGATCGCCAGCGGGCAGATGTTGGAGAGCACGCGTGCTCCCTTGATGCCCTTCGCTCGCAGGCGGTCGGCGATCGCATCGGCGTCGTTACCGAGCTTGGTCAGCAGCCCGTAGGCGCGGCGCAGGTCCCGCACAGCGTTGATCTGGGCGCGCATCTTGAAGACCAGCTCCGACGGGCGCTGAGACTCGATGCGATCGGCCTCGTGCTGCAGGTCAGCGGCGCTGGCTACGTGCAGGCCCTGGCAGAAGTGCGCGAAGGAGGCGTCGATCAAAGCGGCCCGTTCGGCGTCGGTCATCTGAGGGAAGTCGCGGCGGACGAGGGTGCCGGTGCTCATGACTGGTCACCGCCGCTCGCGGTCTCACTGGCGGTCTTCGCGGCCTCGCGGGCCAGGTATTCGGCACGCCTGGCAGCCCGGCCGGAGTCGACCCACTGGCGGCGGTGCTCGTCAGTGATGGGCTCGCGGGACTTGGTCGAAACGGTCCAGCCGTGCCACGCCGCCTTGGCAGACAGATCGCTGGCGGTCCAGAACTGGTGGTCCTCATCCAGCGGGTACGGCTGGGCGTTACGGTATTTCTCGTCCATCTTCAGCTCAGCGGCCCAGGCGTCGAGTTCGGCAACGCCACCGCTGAAACGGATGTAGATCGTCGGAGCGGAGTCTTCGTCGAACCCGATGCTCTCCGGGACGGGCAGACCGGAGTTGACTCCGGCGAGCAGGTAGTTCAGCGCCGTTCGGCGGTCCGGTCTGGTGGGCGGTTGATCGGTTGACATGAGACACTTCTTTCGGTTAGGTGCCGTCATCCCGTCCCTGAACAGCCGGGTGGCGGCACTTGCTGTTGGTTGCGCCGGGCTCGGCCCTGGGCTGTCTCGAAGCGGCCAAGGCCGGGCCCGGAGTTCTTCAGGCCGTCGTGTCGCGGTAGCGGCGCTCAACAGTCCGTAGGAGCCGGAAGCGACGGCGAAGCCTTGCGACGAGCAGCGCTTCGAGTTCTTTGGGCGTTTGCGGACCACACATGGCCGGCGTTGCGGCGTACACGAGTTCCTCAGCAGCGGCTCGGTACGGTGACCCCACGCGGTTCCAGAGCGGACGTTCCGCCTCAATCGCTGTTCCTTCAGCAGTAAGAGCGGATCGCCGGTCGGTGTGCCACTCGACGACCAGCCGTTCGGCCTTGTCGAACCACCCGCTGTTGATCTCGTGCTGGGAAAGCCTCTGCTCGAAGCTCTCGGCGATGCCGATGTACAGGAGCAGGTCAGCGGCATCGAAGACGCGGTAGAGGTAAGTCATGCCGCTTTTCTCTTCCTGCGGGCCTTGGCGGACTTGCGGGCCATGTCGGAATAGAAGGCCCGCTTTGCCATCTCGGCGCGGCGCGCTCGTTCCTCGGGGCTGAGGCGGCTGTCCGGGTCGACCTGCTTCTCGAAGCGGCCGAGAGCGGCCGCCCGGCCAATGGCAGTGGCGGCGGTTCGGTCGTCGGTTTTGGCCCATTTGGTGTAGGCGGCGGCGCGGGCTCGAAGTGCCCGTTCGGTGGGGGATTCGGCGGTCATGCGTTGACCTCGAGCGGTGCGAAGGTGATGGGGTCGCAGTTGAGAAGTTTCGCAACCCGTACGCGGACGGTGGCGCTGATGCCGCGGGTGCCGCGTTCCGCCTCACTGAGGACGCTGGGCACCACTCCGGCTGCTCGCGCGAGGTCTTGCTGCGCCCATCCCGCCCTGATCCGCGCCTCTCGCAGGGCTCGGGGATCGTGTTCGACCGGCGCCTTGCGGCGGGGTCGCTGGGTGTCTGGCATGGGCATAGCATGCGCGAAATCGCGCGAAGTTACAAGGGTTGACTGCGAAGTTTCGCGAGAATCTTCGTGCGGAGGGTTACATCGAGAGACGTGCTTCAATGGCTCCGGATGCGAAGGGGGCTACATGCTGTCGGGGCGTGTACTTCGCGTCGTTTCGCGCGCGTGGGAGGATGCGGACATGGTGGATGACCGTCCGATGCAGCAACAAGAAGGCAAGTTGCTGCAGGCACGCCTCGAGGCCGATGGGCGCTCGATCAGGCAGATCGCGGCTCAGGCGGGGATGAGCGATGCCCGTTGGCGGCAGATAGTCAAGGGATCCATGTCAATCCCCGGTGGGGGCGTCACGCAGGTCATTGCCCCGCCGGCCACCTTGGCGCGTATGGCGACCGTCCTGGGCATCACTCCGGACGCGCTGCGCGAGGCGGGCCGAGACGATGCTGCCGAGGCTCTCGAGCTGATGAACGAGCCCGTCAAGCAGGGCGGCAGCATCGCCCCGGTTTCGGCCGGCGGGGCCGATCAGGACACCGATGAGATCGAGCTCATCCTCGAGTCCACCTCGATCAGCGCCCGGCAGAAACTGGTACTCATCCGCAAGGTCCTGCTGTTGCGAGCGCAGGCCGACGCCGAGGACGCCGCTCGCAGGCAAGCGGAGATGGAGCCCGGGGCTCCCGCCGACCAGCCGGGCTAAAAGGAGTCCCCCAGGCTCAGCCGGCGGTGGGCGGCGTGCGCCCGGGAGACAGCCGTGGTGCGCGCGTAGACGGCCAGCATCGCGTCGGAGCGCCACCCGGCCAAGCGCATCAGGTCGCGTTCCTGGCCGTCAGCCGACAGCCAGCGGTGAGCGAAGGTGTGCCGGAAGGCATGAGGGTGAACGCCTTTCACACCCGAGTCCTCGCCGATCAGCTCGAGTCGCCAACGAATCCCGTCGGTGGAGATCGGTCCGCGCTGCCCGAGTAGCAGCCGCTTCGTGAACCGCGCCTTGGGGTGGCCGGAACGCTGTCTTAGGTAGCGGTCGATGGCCTGGCCGGTCCGCGCACCGAAGGGCACAGCGCGGGGCCGGTTGCCCTTGCCGACGACGTAGACGACCTCCTGATCGAGGTCGAGATGTTCCAGGTCGAGGCCGGCCAGCTCGGCGACACGCAGGCCGCAGTCGAGCAGCAGCCGCACGATGACCTCGTCGCGTCGGCCGTCGAAAATGCGCTGATCGAAAGCGGTCCCCCGTGGCCGGGGCACGGCGCATGACTTCAGCATCAGTTTGACCTCTTCGTCGGTGAAGATCCGCACGTCCTTTTCCGCCCGCTCGGCCATCTCGAGCCCCTCGGTCGGCGGCTTGTCGAGCAGCCCTTCGACGACCAGCCAGCGGCTGAACCGGCGGATTCCGCGGTGCCGGGTGCGCACAGTCTCGACATCGACGCGTTCGCCGAGATCGGCGAGCCAGTCGGAGATGGCGTGGCGGGTCAGCTGGTCGAGGGTGAGTGGCCTTCCCTGGGCGGTCAGCCAGTCGCAGAAGAAGCGGATCGACTGCCCGTAGAGCGTCCGCGTCCGCTGTGCCTTCTTCGCCGAGCGCAGTGAACGATCGAAGGAGGCGGCCAGGTCGGCGATGAGTGGGCTCGCGGCATTCGGCATTGCCGCAGATTATCGGGAGAGTGAGCTCTGTGCTAGAGCACAACTTCGCGAAGGACTGCGAAGCCGATCGTGTTTTAGCTGGTAGAGCGGCGTGCGCGTGACGGCTGAACCCTCGGTGGCTCGCCCGGCATTTTCGGGATGCCCACGTCGATGCTCTGTGCTGACCTGCGTTTCCGCAGGGACTTCGCACACCTAAAACGGCGAGTTATCCGGCGAGTTTTGGGCGGCCTTTGGCGACGCGAGGAGGCCCCCTTCCCTTGGCGGAGGGAAGGGGGCCTCAGGGGACACGACTGTGGGGTGTCAGCGGTGCAGCAGGGGGTCGTCGGTGTCGGGCGGCAGGCCGCGCCAGCCCTTCATCCAGCCGGCGAGCTCGCCGCGGCGGTAGAACTCTTCACGGGTGGCGAGCATCGACTCGATGCACAGGACCGCGACGGCCAAACCGCAGAGGATGAAGCAGGTGGCGGCCCAGGCGTTCAGGTACAGGTACTCCGGCGTGACGGCCTCGACCGTCGCCAGGGTGATTCCCGATACGCCGGCGAGGATGCCGGCGGCGATGGCCCAGCGCACCGTCGCCGTACGGCGTGGACGGTCGGCGGTCTGGTCAAGCCCTTCCGGCTGGAGTGCCCTCAGTCGTTGGGCATTGCTGATCGAGGTGGACACTCGTTCTTCGCCTCCGTTTGCTTCCCCCGAAGTCTCCTCAGCTCGCGGAAGCTGGGCACTTGCGTCATGGTCCTCATTATCTGAGATCACCTATACCGTCCTGACCGGCAGAGATCACCGAACGAACGACCGAGGTCACCGATCGCAACTGTCGGATAGGCGACTGGTTTCACTACGCCATCATGTGCCGCCCTCGGTCGACAAGCGACCCTGCCACTCCCATCTGGCCCGAAATAGCCTCCGATCATCTGAGTTTCCTTTGAGACCGTTTCGCGTATCTTCGCGAATGCTCCACTCTGGCCCGGCCTGTCTCTTCTGGAGAATTCCATGATCAACCCTTCGCAGCCACCCCATGACTCATCGCAACCGGACGTCGAAGCGCAACAATCCACATTCATGAATCCCCAGGTCGTAGGGGGTGCGGGTCGCCGGATACCCGTGTGGGTCTGGATCGTCGGCAGCCTCGCCACCGCCGCCGTCCTACTCGTGGCAGGCCTGATGGTCGCCGGCGTCATCGTCTTCGGCGTCGCCAGCAACACCGTCCACGACGACCAGCAACGCGACAAGGCGTTCACCGCGGCGGACCCGGCCGGCTCGAAGGCCTGCGACTGGCTGGACATGCACCTGCACGGCATCGCCACGTGGCAGCAGGCGAAAGACGCCGCAGCCGAGTCGACCACAGTCGGCGTCCGGGACGCCACGAGCCCGCGTCAGATGTACGACGCCTGCGCTGCCGCCGGCGCCAACATGTCCGAGTGGCGGGAACCACAAACCCCGTAGATCAGCGGAAACGATCTGTGGGCCTTCACGGGTCAGGGGTCGCTTTCGTCAGAACGCCTCGAAGGCAGCCCGCACCGCATCGCGTACCGAGCCGGGCACCCGCTCGGAGTTCACGGATCGCCAGACCCGGGCGAGTAGTTCGGGCACCCGCGCCGACCGAGCCGATCCGGCATGGCGCAGCAAGTCCTCGACGATGGCCGGCACCTCGCGCCACGCATGGGCGCCGACGGCGTCCTCGAGCAGCATGGCGCGGAACAGAACTTGGTCGCGGCCCTGCTGGTCCGGGAGCCATTCGACGCCGCGGTGCGCCCAATCCACCGCCTCACGTGCGCCGGCTCGCGACAAGATGACCGCCTTGTGGATGGCCATCTCTGAGTCGTGGATCCAGTATGTGAGGCCATCGTCGGCCGAGGGTGACTCGGTGAGCAGGTGCTCGGCGTTGTCCCATGCATCGAGCGCGTCGGTGGATGCTCCCAGGCCGGACAGCGCCCGAGCCCGACGTACCTGCACCATGGCCAGGACCCGGGGGTTGTCGGGATTCTCGGCGAGGATCCGCTCGGCGTACGCGAGGGCGTCGCCGTACCGGCCGGCGTGTTCCGAGACCATCGATAGGTGGCTGAGCAGAAACCGGTGCAAGCGGGTGTCGCCGGCCAGGTCGGCTAGGGCGAGCGCCTCGAGCGCGATGGCGCGGGACAGCTCGCGATCGGTCGCGTCGGCAGCGATCCAGGCCGCCGCGGTGCCGAGGTCGGCGACGGCTGACCGGACGTCTGGACTGCCCCCGGCGATGGCCAGCTTGTCAGCGATAACGCGGAATGCCCGGGTAGCCACGGGAACGAGCCCGTCGGAGCCCTGCAGCGTGTCCAGGGCAACCAGGTGGGCGGTTGTGGCGCGCGCCCTCGCTTCGTCGGACTCTCCGAGCGGCCCGGGCCGCAGGTCGGCCGCGGGCATGGCTTCGCGGCGAGCCAGGTCGATCAGCTCGCCACCGGCACGCAATTCCCTGTCCAGGACAGCGACAAGGCTGGGCCCAGGCGTTGGTCGGGCACCGTTGGCAATCTTGTTGAGGTAGCCGGAATCGGCGCTGATGGCCGTCGCCAGGGTGCGGAAGCTGTAGTCGCCCGCGTGCATCAGTTCGGTCATGCGTACAGCGAACCTGCTGCGCAGGCGTACCGGACCGCTCTCAGGCGTTGTCACCGTTGCCCATCCCCGCAGGCAACGGCGCATCGCTTCCGGTCAATCATCCGCAGGTCCAGCGTGGAATGCATGGAGTCCCCATCAGGTCGACGACCGGCCCAGGCGCCAGCTCACGCCTTGTCCGCTTTTTCCTCTCCACCACGAGTGCCCAGCCTTCGGTTCAGCGTCGCCCGGTTGAGCCCGGTGATTCGGCAGAGCTGGGTGTCGGGGACGCCAGCCTCTCGCGCTTTTCGCGCCTTCGCCCAGACGACCTCTTCGGCCTCCTGGCTGACCCTCACGGCGTGCTCGATTGCCGCGGTGACCTCGGCGATCAGTTGGCGCTGCTCGTCGGTCCCTTTCCACGTCGGTCGGATCACAGTTTGCACGCTATCACTCCCCTGTCTCATGGGCTGTCTCCGGTTGACACACTTTGAATCAGGGGTTAGTGTCTCAGCGTTAGACATTAACCGTCAAGGTCAGCGGACCAAGGAACTCCCAGAAACGAAGACGGGCCCGGCAGGTGCGCCAACACCTGTGCTCCGGACCCTTGATCGCCACGTGGAGGCGACCCGTGAACATCCTCGCACCTGACCACCTGACCGCGCACTGCCCGAGCTGGTGTGTGATGCACAGCCCGTCCGACACGGGCTGGGTGCATTACAGCGACATCGCCGACGTGATCCCGACGGCTGGCAGCCCGGCTGAGCGCCGCCCGTACGAGGTGAGCATCGAGCAGTTGCAGCCGACTGCGGCCCCGACGCTGGAGGCTGCGGCGATCCGGCTGAGTGGCGCTCCCGTCGGTGACCCGATGACGCCGGCCGAGGCGTTGCAGCTTGCCGGTCACCTGGTGCTGGCCGCGCTTCAGGCGGTGCAGCGATGACCCTCCTGATCCTGAACGCCCTGCTGATCCTTGTCGGCCCGTTCGTGGTCGTCGGCGCCTTGGCCGCGGTCGCCGCGTTGTCGGCGCCGGCCACTCACCGCGTACGCCGGCCGCGCCTGCGGATGCCGTCGCTGCGGCTGCCCTCGATCCGGATCGAGGTGGCGTGGTTGTGAAGAGGATTGACCCGGAGGTGCTGCGGGCCGACCGCGCACACAGGCGTGACCTGACCGATCGGCTGGCGAAGCTGCAGCCGGTGACGAAACGAGACGAGAAGGCGATGCGGCACGCCGATCGCACCGGCTGGAAAGCAGGGCTGAACTGATGATGAAGATCCGGATCGAGCTCCCTAACGTCGGCCGTAAGCGGCTGATCGGCGCGGGTGTGCTGTGCGCGACGGCGTCGACGTTGTGGATTTACGCGGCGGCTCAGCGGTCGGCGCTGGTGTACATGCCGCTGCACGTGATGGTCGGCGTCGGTGTTCCGCTTGGGGTGGCCCTGGTGACGCTGCTGTTCATGGAGCGGCGGATCGCCCGGGAGCTGAAGCCCGCTGAGCGGCCGCAGCCGGAGCGGGAGAGGGTGACCGCGCGATGAGGTGGCCGAGGAAGCCGCGGAGCCTCGTGGGCCGGTTGAAGGGGATCCGCTGGGGTGTGCGTGCCGCGCTGGCCCTGGGGGTGGCCGCGTCGATCGCGGGCAACGTGCTGCACGCCCGGGACGACACGATTTCACGGGTCATCTCGGCGTGGTCGCCGATCGCCCTGCTGATCACCATCGAGCTGATCTCCCGGGTGCCGGTGCACTCGCGGTTGCTGGCGCTGGCCCGGTGGGCGGCGACGGCGCTGATCGCGGGGATCGCGGCGTGGGTGAGCTACTGGCACATGGCGGCGGTGGCGTCGCGGTACGGGGAGACGGGGGCGTCGCCGTATCTGCTGCCGTTGAGCGTGGACGGCCTGGTTGTGGTGGCGAGCGTTTGCCTGGTGGAGCTGGGTGGCCGGATCCGCGCGGTCGAACTGTCCACCGACGCGCCCGCTGGGGTGTCCGCTCCAGTGTCCGAACCCCCGGCCGAAGTTGATCCACCGAAGCCGGTCTTTCAGTACGCACGCCCGATCGGCCCGGTGCCGCCGCCGGTGGACAGAGTGTCCACCCCGGCTGTCGCGGCTCGGAAGCCTCAGCCGTCCAGTCGCGAGCGGATCGAGCGGGCCCACAGGCGGTGGCCGGACGAGAGCAATGAGCAGTTGGCGAAGCGCCTAGATCTGTCCACCAAGACGGTCCAGCGGTGGCGGCCGAAACCGGACCCGGAGCAGGTCAAGGTCAACGGCCAGAAGCCGGAGCTGCAGGACGCTCCGGTCTGAGATAGCGCGAACGGCCCAGCTGGCAGGCCGGGCCGTCGCATCCCACAACCGGCCGCGTAGCAGGCGGCCTGATCAAACAGGAGGAACCCAGCATGTCCCAGAAGTGGCTGGACAAGCAACACGACGAGGGCCGGAAGCGCCGCCGCGAGCAGCGTGAGGCCGACCTGCACGAGGTGGACCGGCAGGCCCGGGAGCGCAACGCGGCGCGAGCCGCCGGGCGCGGGAAGAGGTCCATCTGATGGCGAAAGACAACAAGGTCGTGACGTATAAGCAGGCCAGCGGCCATTCGGCGAAGACGACAGCGACCCAGAAGCAGATCGAGCAGTTGCGCGCCACCGGCCGTCTGGAGTCGGTGCGCCGGGTCCGTAGCGAGAGGAAGCACTGATGGCGAGGAGCAGGGACGAACTGGTGGCTGCCTACGACGACGCGGTGGCCAAGCTCGAGCGGGACAGGGAGGCGGCGATCGCCCGAAAGGATCGGGCGGCGTACGACAAGGCGATGAAGGACGCTCGCGCAACCGTCGGGCAGCTGCGGGCCGAGGCCAAGAGGGGTAAGCGCTGATGGCGAAGACGACGACGGAGCTCGGCGACGACGGCCGGCCCGTGACGTACAAGTCCACCCGGGCGCGGCGGCGGAGTGAGGCGCAGCTGATCCCGTGGACGCCCGGTCCGCAGACACGCTGGGAAAAGTTCAAGCGGGCGGCGGTTCACTGATGGGCCTGTTCAAGAAGAAGCAGCAGCCGCAGCCCAGCACCTACGTCCCGATTCCGAGCAACGCGCTGACCCTGAAGCAGTGGCAGCAGTGGGAGGCCCGGCAGGGCTGTAGCACCTGCGGCCGTAAGGGCTGCCATCGCATGAGGCATTCCTACACCGAGTGCGGGGCGTGCGGGAGCGCCTACTGCAACGGTGACGCATGCCCAGGTAGGCGCTGACCGATGGCCACGTTCAAGGGCAAGAAGGTCGGGACCTGGCACTTCACCAACAGCGGCCAGGGGTCCAGCGCCGGACACCGGTTCACCGTTACCGGGGTCGCCAAGGAGCAGCGCCGTAACACCAAGCCCGACACCAAGAAGCGGTAGCAGCGCGGGGCGCGGCCGGTAGAGGCCGGTCGCGCCCCACTACACACCCCGGAGATAGAGGCAGTCGTGACCGAGGTTCGATGGTTGCGCCATTCAGACAAGATTCGGCTCCACAAGAGCATAAGTGTGCCCGACGCGAACGGATGTATGCGGTGGATCAGCCACTTCAACAACTGCGGGTACGGCCGCTTCTGTCTCGCGTATCGGCAGTTCTTGGCCCACCGGTTCGTCTACCGGGTGTGGGTTTCTGAGATCCCGAAGGGTCTCACGCTGGACCACCTTTGCGGTCATCCCTGGTGCGTCGCTCCCGACCATCTCGAGCCGGTTACTCAGCGGACCAACATCCTGCGTGGCATCGGTCGAGCAGCGATTAACGCAGCTAAAACGCACTGCAAGAACGGACACGAGTTCAACGAGGCAAACACGCGAATCTTGCGGAACGGAGGCCGCGGATGCCGCCAATGCATCCGCGCGTATCAGCGGCAGTACCAGCTGGCGCGGCGGAAGAGGGGTCTGAAGTGACAGAAACGCTGCCACCTGCGTACGAGCCGGGGCCGCCTGAACCGGACGAGAAGAAGTACGACACCCACCTGGACATCGCACTGGACGATGAGCAGCCGGAGCCGAGGCAGCCTGTCTTTGTCGATGTGGTCACTCGCGACCACGAGATGGTTCCGATCATCCCGGCGAACTTCCGGACCTGGGAGAACATCAAGAAAACTGTCGGCTACTGGGTGCGGCTGACCGCGCACCGCGCCGGCGTGCACGCTGTCCGGCTGCCGTTTCTGTATCTGCCGCTGGCGTTGTTCTGGTCGGTGATCGGGGTGTTCCGGTTGATCGGCCGGGCTATCCGCTGGTGGTGGGATCCGGAGATGTCTGGTCTGCTCAGCGAGGCCGTCCGCAAGGGCGACTTGAACACTGGCCCGTCCATCGACCGGCAGGTGAAAGAGACGCGGAAGATGCGTTTCTGGATCCTGTTTGCTGGCCTGATCGTGCTGGTCGTCGGTGGGCTGTTGCTGTGGTTCCTGGCGCCGCGCTGGGTGCCGGTCGTGGTCGTCGTGCTGGCCGTTCCGGGGCTGGCGCACTTTGGCCGGCCGAAGACGGCGCCGATCCTACGGCCTGCGGTGGTGACGGCTCAGTTCCGGCGGATCAACTCTGATGTGGTGCTGCGTGCTTACTACGCTGCCGGTCTCGGGCACCCGGAGAAGAAGGACCAGCAGATCCTGTTCCCCGGGCGAATGACCCGGGACGCCAAGGAGACCGGCTCCATGGTGCCGATCGATCTGCCGTTCGGTAAGACGTACGCCGATGCGCTTGCCGCGCGGGAGAAGATCGCCTCCGGTCTGGACGTGAGTGTCCAGCAGGTGTTCCTGACCAAGGGCGACCGGGAGCGCCGGCACACGCTCTTCGTCGCTGACCGCGATCCTCTGGCGCTGCCGGTCGGCCGCACGGACATGCTGGACGGTAAGCCGCGCAACATCTGGCGTCCGATGCGCATCGGCCGGGACGAGCGGGATCGGCTGGTCACCTTGTCTCTGCTGTGGAACTCCATCCTGATCGGTGCGATGCCGCGGCGCGGTAAGACGTTCTTCGTGCGGCTCGTCCTGCTGTTCGCGGCTCTGGATCCGTGGGTGAAGATCCTGGGCGCGGACGGTAAGAAGAGCTCCGACTACGACAAGGCCCGGCTGGTCGCGCACCGGTGGGTTGTCGGTGACGCCCCGAACCCGCGCGACAACGACCCACTGCAGCACCTGGAAGAGATGCTTGATGAGGTGCTGGCGCACATCGCCGAGGTGAACGACATCCTGTCGACGCTGCCGGTCGAGATGTGCCCGGAGGGCAAGCTGACTGAGGAACTGGCCCGTGACCCCCGTTTCCCGGCGTTGCGTGTGTGGGTGCTGGTGGGTGAGGAGTTCCAGGTCTACTTCGAGACTGAGGATCAGGACTACAACAAGCGGATCGCGCACAAGTGGGGCCGCATCATGGCGCAGGGCCCGTCGGCCGGTGTGATCCTGCTGGACAGCTCACAGAAGCCGTCCGGGGTGGGCTCCGGCGACGTGGGCCGGCTGTTCAACCGGTTCCGTGACAACCACCAGGTCCGTTTCGCGCTGCGCTGCGGCAACCGGATCGTCAGCGAAGCGGTACTGGGCGGTGACGCCTACTCGGAAGGCTACGACGCGTCCGCGCTGCCGATCGGCGACGGTACGAACGGGACCAAGGACTACCGCGGTGTCGGCATCCTCTACGGCGCCAGCGACGTGACACCGACCGTACGCACCTTCCTGGCTGACCACGCCGACGCCGAGAAGATCTTCCTTGCCGCCCGTGCGCACCGGGAGCGGCTCGGGTTGTTGTCCGGGCTGGCGGCCGGCGAGGAAGTGGCGCGGGAGTACCGGGATGTGATGGCTGACGCCCGGTCGGTGTTCTACGCCGGCGAGGCGCGGATCTCGTGGCCGGAGTTGGCGAAGCGGATGGCCGAGGCGATGCCCCAGCACTATGCCGACCTGACACCGGAGGCGATCTCGGCTCAGCTGCAGTCGCTGGGGGTCGTGTCGAAGAGCGTCCGCGATGCCACGCATTTCGAGGGCGGGGTCGGCCGGGGCTTCGCGCTGGAGTCCCTGGACGCGGCCATCGCCAAGCGGATGCTGGCCGCGGGATGAGCCGTAGCGTAGCGCCGGTTAAAGGCCCGGAACCCCGTGTGCGGGCTGTTCCGGTGCTGCAGGAGCAGCCGGAGTTACACGCTACGGCAGGCAATCGTCGCAGGTCAGAGGGCCGAACGTGTGTAGCGCCAGCTGTAGCACGGACGCTACGCGTAGCGCGAGGTGCGCTACTGAAAACGATCTCTGAGGGGAGGTGAGAACCATCGGAGAACTGATCGCCTGGGCCGCCGGGGCGGGCGTCGTATGGCTCGGCTGGCTGGCGTTCGAAGCGTTCTTCTGGCCGTACACGACCTGCCGCCGGTGCGACGGGCGCGGCAAGTTCCGGTCGCCGTCGGGCCGGGCATTCCGGCGCTGCCGCCGGTGCAAGGGGACGGGTGAGCGGGTGCGGCTGGGGCGCCGGGCGTGGACGAAGGCAGGGATCGCAAGGGACAAGCTGGTCGGCTGACCACATGAATGAGGAGGAGAAGAGGCATGGCCAAGAAGACCGGAGACTACGAGCGTGATCTTCATCAGGAGCTGATCGAGATCACCCAGAAGGATCGGCCGCCGGGGGCGCGAGCTGAATTTGCCCATGAGTGAGATCCGCGCGGCTGCCGAGCACGCTCAAGCCCTTATTGCGCAGCGCGAATCCAGGAAACGATTGAGCAAGTAGACGACGAAAGAACGCTGAAAACAATTCCCTGCCACCTATTCCATTACGGCAATTGCGCGAGTACTCTAAAAGAATCGACAGCGGGAAAGGGGAAATAGAATGTGGAAAAAGCCCCCGAAGAATGACGCGGAACTGGCGGAAATGGTCGCCGGTTTGGCCGCGCAAAAGGTGGTCGACCTGATGAAGGTCAGCCCTGAAGCCCGCGAGCTGTTCCGGAAGCTGCCGGGCGACCAGCAAGGCGACATCCTCGGCGTGGCCGCCGACTACCGTGACCGGGGCGGCCGCAGCCAGATCGACACGTACCGCTGACAGACCCCCCAAGACCGGCGGCCCTGACTCCCCCCGTGGATACCGCGAGGAGAGACCATGGAGAACTGACCGCCTGACACGACGAAAGCGCCCCACCCCCGCCATTTCGGCAAGGGTGGGGCGCTTTCGTCGTCTACCTGCTATCTCCGTTCGGACCGGTCGCGTTCGGCGTGCCGGGCCGCAGTCAAGAGCTCGCCCGCTACCTGGGGGATCCGATCTTCGCTGACATCTTTGCGCCGGTTCCAGTATCCGTGCCCGTTAACGTCGACGCGGTGAAGGCCTCCAAGCATCGCGTTGATCTCGATCACGTAGCCGTCGCTGGTGCGGGCTTTCCGACTGTAGTCGTTCACCTGGGTAAAGGTGATCTCGTTCATCGCGACTCCCTCGAGATACGTTGTCCTGCTTACATGGATAACGTTAGCCCGGTCGGAGTTGCTTGTCAAGCCCAACAGGACAACGTACCTTGAGGGGTATGGAAGGCTTCCTCACCGCAGACCAGCTCGCCGCCCGCCTTGGCGTCCAACGCGCGTCCATCTACCGAATGCACACCCGTGGCGACCTACCTGAGCCCGCCGAGAAAATCGGCCGCAGCCCGATCTGGGCCGTTGAAACCATCGAGACCTGGGAGAAGAGCCGACCGGGCCACGGCTGGCGTAAGGGTAAGAAGCAGTCGACCGCCTGAACACGACGAAAAAGAGCCCCACCCCGCCATTTCGGCAAGGGTGGGGCTCTTTGATATTGCGCTGACCTGCGTAAATAGCCTGTACGGCCCGCTGCGGGCCTAGCGCGAAGCGGCCGGGGTGAATCCCTACAGGTCCGGGCCGGTTCCGACCGCCACAGTGGCCCCATGCGCCGTGGTGGACATCGCCGGAGCCACGTAGACGCTGAGGGCGCCGGCGGCGGTGATGAGCATCAGCAGGATCTCGTCCACGCCCACGCCACCCAGGATGGCAGTCGTAAGGACCTGCAGCACGGCGAGCACCGCGGCGACCGCGGACTTGGACCACTTCGCCTGCGGCGCCAGCGGGGTGACGTACACGCCGATCGCGGTGACGCCGGCGATGGCGATACTCACCCACTCGACGGCGTCGATGTGGTGGTCACCGGTCAGGGCCTGGTAGGCGACCACGACAGCGGCGACCAGCACGGCCACCAAGGCCTTGCCATACTCGCGCATGGATAGCTCCGATCTTGAGGGCTTGACGGGATCTGACGGGGCCCGCGTACGGTGACCCCATGGAGCGTGTCGAACTGGTGTACGAAACCGGAGTTCAGCGTCACCGGCGCTGGCGTAACACCGGCTCGCAGTCGCCGAGGCTGGTCCTGATCGAGTTCGGCCGGCTCGGCGACGGGCGCTGGTACGCCGACCGCAGCGGGCACCGGACCCCGGGCGACGACAGCCGCGGCGCGTACGTGTTCGATGCCACCGAGCAGGGCAGGACGCTTGCGCTGCGGCTGGCGGACCGGTGGATGGGCGAGGCCGGGGGCAGGTGGTGGCCGACGCCGGCGGCGTTTGACAACCGGCACGAGCCGGACGACGGGCTCCCGTGGGTGGCCCACGGCGGTGAATGGGTGCTCAGGGAGTAGAACGCGCCCGGGTGTCCTGTTGCCGACCGCGTATCCGGATGGTTACGTGGCGAGCATGTCTCTTGCTGACGAGATTGAAGCCCAGCTCAACACGATCATGGACAAGCTCGCCGAGGGGCTTACCGTGCAACCCGGGCCGGAGCGTGGCCTGGCCTGGGGCGAGAACGGCCAGGGCCGCATCGTCATCCCCATGCACATCGTGGCCAAGGTGGCGGCCGGCGTCGCTCGGGAGCACTCCGTCAAGGAGGCCCTCGAGCGCAACGACGAATCCCGGAATCGCCTCAGGAACGGCTGAGGGTTACTGTCTCGTATCCATGCGACGTAAGCGCGACAGAGGCCGCCGTACGATGAACCTGCTGTTGGTCGAACCTTCGAGGTCCCCCGTCGTAGGGCGGCAGCCTCCTCCGGGAGCCGATCTGCTGGGCGACCGGCCGAGCGGCCAAGGGCGCAAGTCGGCCAGCTAATCCACCCCAGAGCTACTGTGTCGTAGCAGTGCCGCCGGCGATGCCCTCCTGGATCTCGTCCGCCCACCGATAAGGCAAGTCGGACGAGACACCTCGCTGGGCCATCTCGGACCCGGCCGCGCGCAATACTGCGGCGACAACGGCCGAGGCTATGTCCTCAGGGCATCCTTCCCGCGTTGCGGTGGCCACGATCCGGGTCGTGGGGTGAATCATCTGCCCTCCTTGAGGGTGCGTGGGGAAGTCGTCAGTCCCGGTCGCGGTGCTGCACCCGGTACAGGATGATCACCCGCCACCAGATGATCGTGCCGATCAGCGCCCACGCGCCGGTGCGGACCACGTCCCGAAAGGGCCAGTTCGTGCCGAAGACGACAGCGGCAACTCCGAGCAGTGACACGACCAAGATGGACGCCATGAACGCCATGACGTTCAGGCCCACGACCGAGTCGCGCCACGCGCCGCGGGTTGTCCACGCGTACGAGATCACGAACGCCAGTGCGGCCAGTGCGGTGAAGATGATCGCCGCGCTGGACCACGGCGACAGCGGCGGAGTCTGGCAGGTGTTCACCGGTTGCCCCCGAACGACTGGCCGAGCAGCTCAGCGAAGTGGTTGACGCGCCGGTGCTGGCGCAACTGCTCCGCGATCTCCCGCACCTCAGGCGCCCGCCGGCGGGCCCGCAGCAGTTGCTCCTCAGCGTTTAACCGCGCCTCCGCAGCCTGCTCCGCGTCATCCGAAGCCGGAAGCCGGTCCGGGTTGCGCCGTTTCCACCACGGCCATCTCATGGGCGCCTGCCCGTCCGCTGCTCGCTGACCTTTCGCAGGCCGTCTATGAGGGCGTTCGTGGTGCGGCTCGCGTCCAGTAGCTGATTCAGCTGGCTGGCCTGGACGTCGTTGCGCTCGTCCTGGGCCAGAGCCGCCGCCCGCCATTCGTCGCCGCGGGCTTTCTCCGCCGCCAGCCGCGCGTCCCGATCGGCGCGGACATCCTCGAGCACGCGGCGGGGCACGAGCCGCCCGGTGATGATCGCGACGATCACCAGCGCCAGGACACCGACCGCGCCGCCCTGGACGACGACAATGCCGGGGATGCCGAGCACGTCCAAAGGTCAGGCCTGCAAGCGCGCGGTCAGCAGGTCCACCACCTGCTCGGCCATATCCTCGGGGATGGCCGCGACGATGGCGTCCACCGGCAGGCCGGCCAGCACGCCGGCGACGATGGCTTGTTCGTCGACGAAGTCCTTGCCGGTGAGCGCCTTCAGCTGGGCGAGGATGGCCGCAGTGGCGACGTTCGCGGCGTGCGCCTGGTTCCAGGCGTCGTAGAGGGCGAACTTGGCCTGCACGGTCGGGTTCGTCTTGGCGTCGGCACGCCAGGCAGGGTTGGTGATGACGTCGTCGGTCCAGCTCACGCTGTCCTCCCATCCTGGCGCGACAAGCGCCGTTAGCTGTGCGAGCGTGCCCCGGAACGCGTTGGCGTCCGAGGTGGTCTGGCCGCCGATCGTCGCCGAGCTCGTGTACTGCAGGATCGCGGGTGTCTGCCCGGAGTAGGCGCCCCAGCGTGATGAGGTGTCTCCGGGATACAGCGACTTGAACGAGCCCGATCCGGTTACGTACGAGCTGGCCCACAGGGGGTAGCTCAACCCCTTGAGGCTGTCGCCGTACACCCACTTCGGGGCGTAGACGATCGGCCGTAGCTTCGGCATCTTCGCGACCAGCCGGTCACAGAACGCCTGGATCTCCGCTTTCGACGGCACCGTGGACTGCTTGCCGCCCCACTTCTCGCAGTCCACCTGCAGGATGAATGGCCGATCCCGCCAGCCGGGGCAACTCGCATCCAGCCTGGCCAGGAATTGGTCGGCCCTGGTGACCGGTGTTCCGGGGTAGAGCACCCAGTACGCGCCGAGCAGCACGCCATCACCGAGGTTCCGTACGCCGGCCCACCAGTCGTCCAGCTCGGCGTCGGTGGCGTCGCCGCCGGCCTTGTGCGTCAGAAACGAGATCCCGTCCTTGACTGCGCTGCCGATGGATGGCGCATCGTAGTGCGACATATCCCAGCCGAAGATCGTCACCGTCAGGCCTCCTCAGCGTGTGGCGGTCGGCTTGACCTGGGCTTGGGTCTGTGCCTGTGCTTGGACTTCGGCCCGCGCCGAGTCGAACAGCAGGGGGAAGCCGGCGCGCAGGTCCTCGCCGGACACGCCACGGCGCAGCAGCTCCATGCCGATGTTCGCCCAGGTGTCCCGGCTGGCCGGTACCCGCCAACCACCAGGACCGGGCAGGGCGTTGAGCATCGCGACGTTCGGGTCCGGCAGCGGTGTCATCACCCACTCGATCTGGCCGCCGGAACCCGAGCGTTTGTAGCCGGGCACGACGATGCCTGAGACGGTGATGGTGTCGATGCCGGTTGGCAGGGCGGCGACCATCTCAGCCGTCAAGCCGATCATGAAACCGTCGTAGGCGCGCAGCTCATTAGGGGTCGAACTGTCCGCGGTGACCCGCATGAATGTCAGGTCACCGAAGTTCACAGGCATGCATCTCTCCTAGCGGCGGCGAACATAGGGGCGGCGCACCAGCGCGGCCAGGGCGCGGGAAACGCTGGGTGCGAAAGAGTCCAGTTCCAGGGTTGCCGCGGCGTCCGACGACGAGTACGAGGTGGAGGCAATCTTGAAGATGGTGTTGCCGTCCCGGCCGGTTCCGCTGTTCAGCGCGTTCGGGTACGGGGTGACCCCGCGTACCCGGATCAGCGTGCCGGCCCGGATCTCCCACGGCTGCACCATCCTGCCGGTGTCGTAGTCCACGATCGGGCTGCGCACCGTCAGCCGGCCGCCGTTCACCGGGTACTGGTGCTCGCTGAGGAACTGGTCGCCGACCTGGTTGGCGTTGGCAGCCGTGCTGGCTTCGTCGCCGAGGTCGATAAACGCCGTCCTCGAAAACCCGGCGGCGGTGAGCATCGGTACGGATTGGGTGCGGATCGGAACGCGGATGGTGCCCCGGTTGTGATACCGCACGGCAACGCGGTCGTAGACGGTGTTTCCCGAGGCGGGGCTGTCGAAGCCGTCGACCACGTCCGTCTCGTATCGCACGTCCGTCGACCACGGCACCCACTCGAAACGGAATTTGCCGTTCGCCGGGTTGGAGTCCCACACGTGCCAGGTGTACGCCTGCTCGAAACCGATCAGGTCTTCGAGGATCTTTGCTGGGGTGACACCGTCCGGGTAGGCCAGCTGCTCGATGGGGAACGACGTCGTTGCGATGGTGGCGTTGGCGCCGTCGATGGTCGCGCCGAGGATGCGGCCGAGCACGTCAGCGACCACCTGCGAAGCGAGGACCGTGTCGGTGGTGTATGAGGCTCCGGTGAGTAGTTCGTTGCCGGACTGGTCGTACCGGGTGGCCTGTAGGCTCATGCCGGAGATCAGCAGCCACCACGTGTCCGCGCTGACGTTGCCGGCGGTGCCGGTGTAGTGGAAACGGATGATGGGCCGGTTGCGGCCCGCCGTCCAGTTGGTGCCGATGACCCGGCTCGTCGAGCTCGACGTGGTGGAGAACGTCGTGCTGAACGCGACATCCGCGGTGCCGACGCCCTCGGTGGCCGCGTACATCGAGTGGGTGATGGTCGCCGCGGTCAGACCGCAGTCGTAGTTGTACGACAGCCGCGCCATTTTCTGGCCGGCGGCCGCGATCCCGCGGTGCCCGACGACCACTCGGGACGGATCGGTCGGATTCACCGCAGTACCCATGGGGATCCGCAGGATCATCACCGGCACGCCTGTGTCGTTGAAGTCGCCGATCTGTTCGAGAGTGGCGGCGGCAGTGGTCTTGTCGACCTGATCCCACCGGGTCATGTCGGTGTCGACGTAGAACAGTTGCCGGGTGTCGTCTTGCAGGTGTGCCTGGCCGCCGACGGACGCCAGCGCGTACGTCTCGCCGTTGCTGCCCGCCGACCGGCCCGGGTCCTGCAGGCGGCCCTCCCAGACGGTGTTGCCGTTGCGGGCGTCGTAGATGTACAGGCGGGCGAACTGGGCGACCTCGCCGGGTATGAGCGTCAGCGGGCGGTGCAGGGTCAGGGTGGCTGTGTCGAAGCCGCCGGGCGACGTCGAACCGAAGACCAGATCGTCGATTTCGGAGGTGATGTGCACGTCCCGCGCCAACGTACGCAACCGCACCGACAGCGGCACCGGCAGGCTCATGAGGCCACCGGCCTGACCGGGGCCAGGTACCGCGGATAGTAGGAACAGGTCAGCACGTTGGTCGCCGTGACCGAATCACCTGTGCCGGTCTGGGCGGTCCCAGTGCCGACGTCGCGGATAAAGAACAGCCGGTTGGTGCGCCCGGGGCTGATCATCATGCCGCCGCCCGTGATCTCGATCGCCTCCACGGTGCTGACCTGCCCGTTGGTGTTGAGGCAGTACGCGGCCGGGCGTGGGCCGCCCTCGGCCACGAACGTGTCCGTGGAAAAGTTCTGTACCTCCGGCCACTTGACCATCTCAAAGCGGTCGTCGGCGGGCACGAACAACAGCAGGTCGATGTCCAAGGAGCCGGATCCTGATACCCGCTGCGCCTGGACCACCAGGAAGTTGCCCTCGGCGGCGAGCTCCAGGCCGGACAGGCCATCGGTAACAGGGTCGTAGCCGATCGGGATCTGCATCAGGCCCAGGTCGACGTACTTGAGGGTGGGTGCCGACGGACCCGTGTCCGCTGGCAGGCGCACCGTGTCGCCGGTGATCTGCACGGTGCTGCTGCCGTAAAGCAGCCGCATGTCGATGACATCCGTCGCCGTGTTCTGACGCACCCTCGCGTACACCCGATACGTGCCACGGGCATCGACCGACGCCACCGAAGGGAACCGGGTGGTCGTCTGCAGCCGGGACACCATTGCCGTGCTGGTGGCGAACGTGGTCCGAGTGTAGTTGGAGCCCGCACCGGACATCGACGCCGAGTTGGCCTGCACCGTCGTATCGGCCACGCTCATCGTCATCGCCTCGGCCTGCAAGAACAACGGCGTCGCCGACGGAGTGCCGCGCCGGCGCATCGCCAGCGCCGAACGCAGCCGGCCCGTCGCGCCCAGGCCCGCAGTGCCATTGCTGAAGGAGATGCTCAACGGCGTTTCGACATCACCCTTCGGCGAGCTGATGTCGAGAAACATCCCGTTCGCGCCAGCGGCCGGGTTGTTGGTCACCGTCACCGGCGCCAGCACTTCCTTCAGCCCGTACGCGAACGGTTCGGCCAGCAGCGTGACCGTCGCCCGGCGCATGACCGGATCCCAGTCGATCGCCGTCGGACCGGAACGAAGCGTCCGGAAGAACACGGGCGTCGTGGTGTCGGTGCGGTAGCGCAGGAAGTTCCCTGCCCGGTCCAGCTCGCGCATCAGCAGCTGCATCTGCGTCGCCGCGGCGTCCGCGTCCAGAGTCATGCTCAGCTCGAGCGCGAGTGTGATCGTGCGGTTCCGGTAGGTGGCTGAGGTCACGACGTCGCCGTCGGCAAGCTGGGACTGGGCGACGACGCGGTCCAGTTCCGGTGGCGGAAACTCGGTCCCGTCGGCGAGGCACTGCCAGCCCGCTCCGTTGGTGTGCAGGTCAAGCCGCACCGACGCGGTGGCGGAGATGCTGTCGACGAACGCGACGTCGTAGCTGGTCGACGGCATCAGGCAGCCCCTCGCGCGTAGATGTCGACGGTGCGGCCGATCCGGCGCTCAACCTTGGCCGCGATCTGCTCAATGCTGTGGTTGGCCCCGTTGATGTGGAACACATTCGTGACGTTGACGCCGCCACCGGCCGCGCTCTGGCCAGCGGACAGCACCCGCTCGGGGCGACCGTTCTCCGCGAACGAGTAAGTACGCCCTGACCGGCCAATGCCGAACACCGGCTCCGGGATGACTCCACCGTTCTGCATGGCGATGTGGATGTGGTTGCGGTGGGCCTCCATCAGGGCGTTGTTGAAGCTGCCCTTGTTGACGCCGCGGGTGTACGCGTAGTCGCGGGTCGCGGACCGGTGGATCAGTTCCAGTGGGCGCCGCGCGGCGAGGAACGACGCCAGGCGGTCCTGGTTGAAACCCATCCAGTCGACGGCACGGCCGGAGCCGTGCCAGAGCGGGTCACCGGGCCGGTAGGCGTTGCCGAAAGTGCCGGACAGCGGGCCGGTAGAACGGATCAGCGCCACGATCTGACGCCACACCCCGGAGTCACCGCGTTGCGCCGCCGGTGACGACGGCCAGTTGCCCATCGTGAACGGCACGGCGGCGATGGCCTGCTCCAGCGTGGGGACCTTGGTCATAGCGGCGGTGGTGCGGAACAGCATGCTGCGCGGGACGTTCGTTCGCGACGCGCGCAGCAGGCCGCCGTCCGCAAACGCCGGCAGCTCGCCGTACCGGTTGAAGTAGGCCATCGCGCCAGGGCCGAAGGACTTCTCGACCTTGCGTACGGTGGGCCGCTGGATCACCCACTCGCCGGGGGTGCCCGCGTAGACCATGTTGTCCGCGCGGTCGTGTGGGGCGTGGCCGGGCAGCGGACCGCCGTGCGCCCGTTTCGTGTCCGGCATGCCGTACTGCACGCGTGCCAGGCGCCGTGCCAGGTCCCCGCTCAGCGGGGTGCCCTTGGCCAGGTGCAACTGCACCGCGGCGAGGTCCAGCAGGGCGTCGGCCACCTGGTTAATACCGGTCAGGATCAGGTCGGTGGTCTTCTTCGGTGGGATCTTCCCGTACGTGGCGATGAGCTTCTGGGTCTCGTCCTTGTCGAGGCCGAGTTTGCGGGCCTCTTCCTTCACCGCAGCCGTGCGGTCCTCGTGCTTCTTGCGGGCCGAGTCGATCGACACGCCGGCGTTGATGTTCGCCAGGTACAGATCGTTGTTCGCGGTCAGCAGCCCTTGCAGGACATCCCGGTTGGCGCGCCCGGCCGCGGAGTGGATGTCGAGGGTGCCCTTGTTGGTCTTGACCGAATCGGACAGCGCGTCCCACGAAGCCTGGTACGCCTCGTTCGCGTCAGTGTTGCGGATCGACGCCCCGTACAGGTTGTCCATCGCCGTGCTCAAGGCGGCTGCCCGCTGACCCTGCAGAGAGGTCGCACCACCCAGCGCGTTGAGGGAAGCCTGCAGATTGTCCTGGGTGCCCTTCAGTGCGGTTTGGACGCCCTTGAGCAGCTCCTGCTCCTTCTTCAGGTCCTCGGCTGACTTAGCAGCCTCGATCATCTTGTCGCTGAGGCCGCCCGTACTACCGGCGGCGTCCTGTGCTGAGGAGCTGGTCTTGTCCATCTCGGCGCCGGTCAGCTTCAGGACCGTCTGCAGGGCAAAGTCTGCGCCGATCTTCTGCCCGATGCCGTACAACTCGGTCAACACGTTGACCAACATCAACACGTTGGAGATGCCGCTACCCACGACCTCGAACAGCGTCGTCAGCGCAGCCGCGCCCTCCGCGCTGTTATCGGACAGGCTGGCCAAGCCCTCCCCGGCTTCCTTGCCGATCAGCGCGATCCCATCGCTGATCACACCGATGACCGGGCCGGCGTTCTCGACCAGCTTCTCGAGCGCGCCGCCGATGTCAGTGATCGCCGACGTCACACCAGCGGTCAGCGGCTGCACGAACTTGGACGAACTGGCGAAGATGCCTTCGATGTCGATACCGTCGATGGCCCGCTCGATCTCCTGGAGACCAAGCAGGGCCGGATCAATGAATGCGCCGCCGGCCTTGAAAAGGCGCTGTTCCAGCCGGTCGCCCATCACGTCGGCGGCGGCCTTGACTCGCTGGTCCTTGGCGGCCAGCGTCAATCCGCCGACAACGCCGCCGATACCGGCCTCGCCTATGACGGCCCCGGCGACCACCGAGGCGAGCAGGGGTGCGGCTGCCACCGCGGCGCCCGCGACACCGATTCCGAGCGGGCCTTCGATCGGCAGCTTCGCCAGCAGGGGGCCGAGACGCTGCGAGAACGTTGCGACAAAGCCTGTGGCCGCCTGTTCGCCACTCTCGTTGCCGACGTCGCCGAGCAGTTTGCGGTTGCGGGTGAGCCGGCTGAGCGCCGCCTTCTCTTCCTTCATCTGCTTGCTGAAGTTCTCGCCGGTCAGCGCCTCGGCAATTGCCAGCTCTCGTAGCGAGCCGGTCAGCTTCTCAACCTCGTGGTCAAGCTTCGCCGCCGCGCGCGCCGCCTCGGACATCTCATCGCCGACGTTGTCGATCGCGTTTCCGGCCGCATCGCCGGCCGTCGTGGTGCTGTCGAGGCTCTTCGCCACGTCGTCGGTCGCCTTAGAGAAATCCTTGGCTCCGCGAACCGCCTTGAGCGTGTCGAGGATCAGCTCGATACGGGCTGAGCGCACGGCGTCACCTCACCTTCTCGGTCCACCACAGGCGGGCGTCGGGGCGGTCCTCGGGCTTGTTGCTCGCAGCCTGCTGCGCGGCCACGAGCTTGTCGCGGGCGTGGCAGCGGACCTTGCGCACCCGCCACTCATGCACGCCCTGCTGCGCGGTCGTGTCGGCCACACTGTGACCACACCCGCACGGACACCGAGAGGCGCGGTACTCGACCAAGGCGAGCATCCAGCCGCGCTGCTGCTCATCCCATTCCGCCTCCGGACGAGACGCCGTCAGCCGACCGTCGTCGTCGTACTCGTAGACGGTGACCGGTTCCCAGCCCTCGAGCCTCTTCTTGCTGACGCCGAGGCGCTCAGCGGTCTCGACAAGCTGCCTCAGTCCGGGCTCTCGCTCGAGTCGGCGGGCGAGAAAGGGACGTCGACGTCGCCACCGTTGATGCGCAGCGCCGCCATCCGCAGCTTCGACGACTGACCGCGGCTGAGCCCCTCGGTGAACAGCAGGTCCCAGTCCTCGGCGTCAAGCTCGGGCTCGACCACGCAGGCCTCGATCAGCGCGCGGTAGAACGTCGACCGGTCAAACCCGGTCTGTGCGTCGCCCTCGTTGACCTCATCGCCTTCGCGCCGCGGCGGGTGTGCGTCAACCAGCGCCTGGAAAGCCGTGTCACCTAGCGCCCGCAACACGAAGGGAATGGTGCCTTCCCGCATCTCGGCGCGCAGCCGGTCCATCTCGGAGGTGATGCGCTGCCGCTCCGAGTCCCCGCCGAGCTTCGTGTTCTTCGGCAGTTGCGCAAGCTGCTTCTCGAGGTCGTCGTACTCGCCGGCAAGGTCGCCGCGCAAGCACACATCTTCGGTCGCCTGCCGCCGCTTGGCGTTCTTCAACATCGACTTGATGTCGGTCATGTCTTCTCCCGATGGGCGCGCGGGCCGAGGCTCGGGAGAAGACCCGGCCCGCGCACGAAGAAACCCCGCGAACCCGTGGGGGGTTTTCGGGGCGAACGGACTTACGAGGGGAACTAGAACTATGCGACGACCGCGTCGAAGTACGGCTCTGCGGTGATGGCGATGGGCACCTCGTAGCGCTCCATCGTGTTCTCTTCGCGGTCGAGCCAGCGCCGCTGCTTGCACTTCGCCGGGTACACGCCGATGAGCAGCTGCGATGACGCCCAGGCGGTCGCCGACGGCAGCGACGGGCGTACGACGATGAATCCGACGGCGAGCTTCACCAGCGTGGTGTAGACCGTGTCCGTGCCGGTCTGCTTGAAGAACCGCAGGATCGGGTCGTCGATCGAGATGGAGCCGACATCGGAGGAGTTGAACGTCGAGTCCAGCTTCCGGTTGCCGATGCTCGCCGTGTCAGCCTGCCAGCCGGTGAATCCGTCGGCGGCGAGCAGCGACGTCAGCAGAATCCCGGCGTTCAGCTCGGCGACCGTGGGCGCCGCTTTGTTCGCGATCCCACCGGCGCCAGGCACCCACGTGACTCGAATATTTCCATCAGCGGGAATGTCGGCCATGGCCTACCTCTCCTTGTTCTTCGCCACGGCCGGGGCCGTCGTTTTGGGCTTGTCAACCGGCACTGGAGTGGCCGGGGGCTGTTCGGGGGCGGTCAGCACCGGATCCTTCGTCGGGTTGACTGGCTCGTCTGGCGCCGACGGAACAAAGCCGCGGCCCATCCAGTAATCCCGGGCGGGCCACGCGATGGGAGCCGGGTGCCCGGTTTCCGGATTCGTCATCCACACGAACCCCCGGAAGTCCTCCCCGGGCTCGTCGGTGTCGGACCAGCCGTGCATGCGCCAGTAGTCGCGGTCAGTCTCGGCGATCAGCGCCTTCTCACCGGCGAGGTTGCTCACCCAGATGTCGGCCATGGTCAGACCCTCACGTAAGCGCAGGTGACGGACGTAGTGAATGAGTGCGTCACGGTGATCAGGCCGGTGGTCGGATCGGCGAGCTCTGGCGTCATCGGGCCGATCCACCGCTCACCGGTCGTGGCCGGGACGGTGATCGGGACGTCCGGGTTGTTTTGCCCGTACGTCGTGCCGGGCACGACGACCGTGGCGGTATCAGGCGAGCCACCGGCGTTCTTCACGATGAGGAAGCCGCGCGAGTCGGGTACGAGGGTGTCCGACGCCGCCACCGCCGCGTAAGAGGGCGTTGTGCCGGTGATCGTCACCTGCTGAATGGGTTGGGCCGTCATCCGGCGCTTCCTTTCGGGTTAGGCGGGTATGGACCTGAAGCTGTAGACGTCGACCTGTTCGTCGCGCGGCACGCCTATCGCCTCGTTCGCCGGGAGCGTGTCGTTGGAGATCTGCCGCAGCGGTGTGCACGTGCGGCCTGTCACGGTCGGCGTCCAGTTGAGCAGCTGGCTTTCCGCGCGCATCGCGAGACCTCTGGTTGCACGCGCATCCTCGCCGACGGAATAGACGGTGACCTCAACTTGGTAGGTCACCGAATCGAACGTCAGCGACGTCGAAGCCGGAGACTCGCCGGCGGTGAGCTTCCGGAACGAGAATCGGACCACCACGTATGGCGGGTTGGCGCCCGGATCGGGGGTGTCCGGGACCTTGCCGTCGTGCACGACCATCACCGGGGTGGCTGGCGGTGCCGCTGCAAGCCGGTCCAGCACCGCCTTGGCGTGCATCTGACGGGTCACGTCAGCAGCCCCGCGAGCAAGTCCTCGGCGTAGCGGTCGAAGTTCGGCAGCTCGGCGTTGAACGCCCGCGTCCAGTGCGCGTTCGCCGGGGTGCGCGAGGTGCCGTTCTCGATGTAGATGTCGAGCTTGCCCTGCAACTTCTCCATGTCGGCGCCACCGATGCCGGTGATGACATAGCCGGTGCGGTCGAGGTCGTAACCGAACGAACGTGCGAGATGAGGCAGATGTGCCCAGCGTTCGACGCGGACCTTCTGCTGCGCGTCCTTCTTGATGTTCAGCATCGCCTTACCGACGATCTTCTGCCCCTCTTTGACGATCCGGTCCGGGACCAGGGCAAGTTCACGGCGCAACTGGTCGAGTCCTTCGATGCGCTGGGTGTAAGGCATCAGCTTGTCCTCTCCGTCACCCCGTACCTGCGGGCCGTCGCCTGCGAATGCGCTGGGACCGCGCGGACGACGAACACCCGTCCAACCAAGGCCGGATCGGTTACCGAGACACTGATCGTGACCTCATCACCGGGGCGGAGCATCGCCGCCGACATCGGCAGGTGCAGTTCGGGCTGCTGCAGCAGTACTTCAGCCTCGCCAGCGGTCGCACTGCTCGTCCGTGCGTTCGGTTGCTTCATCCGGCAGGGCCCGCTGTAGAGGTCCGTCCAGGTAGGTGCCGTCTCGCCAGTGGCGTCGTCATGGATGGGGTCGCCCCGGCGACGGCTCGTGCACGAGTCGGTCATACCCGCTGCTGCAGCGGCTCGGCCTCGGCCGAGAGCAGATACGCGCGACACAATCAGCCCTCTCATAACACGCGGACCACGCAGGCCCCGTTCGACATACGGGCCGGGCAGGTAGTTCGTCAGCCGATGAGGACACCGCGGTAGGAGGCAGCAACGGCGGCCGCCGATGATGTCAACTGCAAGCCGCCGCCCGTGGTGGCGTAACGGACCGCGTAGTCGTCGATCGTCTCGCTGAGGACGGCGCCGACCGGAATCTCATAAGCCTGTGCCGCCGTCTCCAGCACTGCGCCCTTCACATCGTCCGGGACGGTGGTGTAGCCGTAGGTCAGGTCAACGTCGACCTGGTCGGGCAGATACGACCACCAAACACCGAACCCGGCCTGCCGGTAGAGGGAGTTCAGCCGCAGCGTCCAGCCAGTGATGGTCACACCGTTAAGCCGCACCGCCGACACCGCCGTGACCGGCTTGAAGGGCAGCTCGAGCTCTGTGCACGGGCCGCCGCGGGTCGAGTAGGTCACGTTCATCGCGGACCAGGCCGTGTCGGCCTCGTGGGCGAGCCGGCCGGACGCAATCGTCAGGACCAGCGTCGCCGAGGCGTCGTCGAGTTCCGCGACATCTTTGTGCAGGTAGGAGGCCAGATCGGCCACCGTCGCGTACAGCGCCATCGCTGGCCTCCTATCCTATTCCGTTCAGACGGTCAACGGGTGGTGGCGTTCTTGCCGACGTCCTGCGGCGGCACCCCCGGTGGGGTCTGCTGGAAGCCGGCCGGGGTCATGTACATGTCTGCCGTGTAGATCGGGCCGGGGGTGGGCGGCGGCGGGATCTCGCCCCGGGCGATCTGCCCGAGCTGCTCGTCGCTGATGCCCATCTTCTTGACGAATTCCTTCGTCAGCGAGGGCGCCTTGGCCAGCGCGGCCGCGAACAGCTTGTCGCCGCCCGCGTCGGGGCTAACGCCGGGTGTGACCTCTGCCGGGATGCGGTCGGGGTCGACGCCCGGAACCACGTTACCGGTGGCGTTGACGATGTCCTCGCCGTGCGTGCCCTTCAGCCCCTCGGTGGCGTCGCCGAACGGCCGGCCGCTTCGGGGGTCGACCGGCACATCGGACGGCTTCGTCGAGAACGGCGCCGACTGGCCCTCCGTCACGACGATGTCGCCCCGAACCAGGGCGGTCGTGACCGACGCGTCACCGGCAATCGCCTGCGTGGCCTCGGCCGGGGTGTTCTGCGGCGCCTTCGCGCCGGGCGCCTTCGTGGGAGTGGTGCGAGACGACGCCGCCGTCTCCGCCTTGTCAGCGGCCTGCTCGCCGCTCTTCTGCGTGTCTGCCACGGTTCTCGCTCCGATCAGGTGGTGAGGGTCAGGACGCGGAACGCGCCGGCCGTCGAGACGTCGGCACCGACGCGCCAGAAGGCGTACCAAGCGCCCTGGCCGGTGGGCCGGCGGTTGGCGCCGAGCACGACCGGGTCGTAGACCACGGACATGCCGACGCGGTCGACGATGTAGTACTGGCGCATGTCGCCGAACGCCAGCACCTTGTTGCCGTTGGCGAACGCGCCGACCACGCTGGTCGACTCGAGCAGCGGCTTGCCGAGCAGCGTCGGCACCGGGCCGTTGTCGTTGACGATCGACTCGGTCGCGCCGGTGAACTTCGGTACGTTCCGCAGCGTGTTGATGGTCGTCAGGTTCGCCAGCCAGGCGTTCTGCGCCCGGGGCCCGCGCCAGCGCGCTGGCAGGGCACCCATCAGGCTGTAGACGCTGGCAGCGGTCGGGCCGGTAGCGGCGGTGCCGGCGGCGGCCGCCAGTGTCGTGCCGCGAGCCATGACACCGTTCGGCATGCCGGACCCGGTGCCGACGGCGAACGCGGACTCCTCAAGCCGGTCCTTGGCGTCGGCGAGCAGCTCAGGCAGCTGGGTGGCGATGTCCGAGTCGCCGAGGACCTCGAATGAGCCGAACAGGTACGCGTCGGCCTTCTGCGGGGTGATCTTCAGCTGCCCGACGGTCGGGGTGGCGTCCGCGGCCTCGATGCCTTCAGCCGTCCACTCGGCCGAGACGCCGGCCGAGGTGACGCCGTTCCAGTCGTTGGTAGCGGTCGTCTTGATCGTGGCGTACTGGCGGTACGGGTTCGCCGATCCGTTGTTCGTGAGAATGATGGTCGGGTCGAGCGTGAACGGGACCAGGTAGCCACCGTTCGCCGGGGTCAGCGACAGCGCGGCACGCGAAGACATGCCGCCAGGGTCAGTCATGTAGGACTCGAACGCGGCCAGGTACTCCGGGGTGCCGGTGACCAGCATCTGCCGGGCCACGGCGGTACCGAAAGCCTTGCCGCGCTTCTCGACCAGCCGGGTCGCCTGCTCGGCGCCATCGTGGTCGAGCGCCCAGTGGTCGGAGCGGTTGGCGTACATCTCGATCGCGGACAGTGCCCGCGAGCGGACCTCGGCGGCCGGCACCACGCCGGTGCGGACGTCGTCGAGGTCGGTGAACGGGTCGCGCCGGTTACGCACGACCAGGTCGGGAGTGCCATCGATCGGCTCCTCCCGGTTTGCCTGCTGCTGCGACCGGGCCCGCAGCGCGGCGACCTTCTGCTCCCGCTCCTCAAGCGGCTCGAGTTCGAGCTTCAGGTCGTCGTACTCGCCGAGGAGCGCGTCCATGCGGACGTGGTTTTCCTCGGTCTCCTCGGCCTGCTCCAGGCTGTCCAGGTCGGACTGGATGGTCGCCATCCTCGTCCGGATTTCGTCGGCACGCTTCACGTGCTCTTCTCCCATCCTCGGGTTACACGAGCAGCGCGGATGCGCGTGCTCAGCGGGATGGACCGCGAGTGCCGGGTGGCGGGGTCGTCGGTCGCGGGCGCGGCGGAGTCCGGATCAGCCGGAGTGCCGTCGTTGTCCGCCTGAACCGGATCCGCCTCGTCAGTCGGAGTGGCCAGGTGGTCGATCTGATCAAGGAGCGCCTGCCGCCGCTCGGCGGGAGCGGTGAGCAGAGCACTGAGTACCTGCTGGGCACGGATACCTGTGATCGCGGCGCCCGCGAACGCCGGAAACGGGGTCGGTCCGAACTCGCGCATAGCCACCTCGAGCCGGGTGACCGTACGCAGCTTGCCGTCCGGTCCGGGCCGGAAACCGCCGCGCGGCACCCGCGGGTCAGAGCGCAGAAATCGGCCGCCGTAGGACTGAGCCTTGACGGCGCCCATTCGGATCGCCTCGAGAACCTCATCGGCCAGCTCAGAATTGCCGTACTCGCTGACGGTCAGCACGCCGCGTCTGTCGACACGGACTTCCTTCGAGACGCCGATCGGCACCGACCCACGGTCGCTGGGCGTGCCCGCGATCGTCATGCCGTGGTTGTAAACCACGGGGAAGCCGCCCTGATGATGCGCGATGGTCCGGGCGAACGAGGTCGGGTGGTTGACCTCGTAATAGTGGCCGTCCTGGTCGATGATCTCGGCTGGCTCGTCGAAAATCGCCGCGTATGCCTCGACGGTCCGGCCGGTCCCGCCGGAGCGGATCCGAATGTCGTCAAGCGCGACAGCGCGAATGAAGTCCGTCATTGGTTCCCTCCTGCGCCGATGGCCGGCTGAGCGGTGATTCCGTCAATCGTCTTGACGCCGGGCGGCTGCAGCTGAACGCTCACCAGGCCGGTGTGCACGAGCAGAGACATGTCTTCGTTCTCGACCGCGGCGGTCACCGAGTCGGCCGTGAAGCCTTCGCGGATCAGGCTGGCGATGGTGGCGCCTTTGATCTGCTGGATCGCGGCCGCGTCCTTGCGGTCCTCCTGCAGAAAGGAAATTTCCTTCTCCGGGTACCACAGCTCCGAACGCGAGTCCGGCGCCGGGACGATCGTCTCCAGTGCGGCGAACAAGCCACCCCACAGCGGCCGCAGCGTACGGTCGGCGACCAGCCGACACGCCGCCCGGAAGTTGCCCGCATTCAAGCTCGATCCGGCCATGCCCTCGGACAATGCGGCGACGACCGGGTGGACGCCGGACGCCGCGGCGATGCGGGTTTCACCGGCGCCTTGGGTCGCCTTGAAGTCCATCTGGTGCAGGTCCTTGCCAACCACGTGCGGTGTCGCACCCGCACCGAGCGCGAGGGTCTTGTACGCGTTCGCGGCACCGGCGTGCTTGGCCTCCAGCTTGCGAACGAAGTCGCCGAAGTGTTCCCGCTTCACCTCCGGCCCGAAGCTGATGATCAGCTGTGGGGTGGCGCCATTCTCGAAAAACGCCAGCTTGTGCGTCGAGGCGGCCACGTCGGCGTCGACCTCGCGCCCGACCGACGCCAGCCACGACACGCCTCGGTAAGCGGCCATCGGGTCCGGGCTCGGAGCCCACACGGCAACCTCGTCGGCGAGCAACGGGATCGGATCGCGGCCGGAACCCTTGCCGCCCGGGTAGTACAGGACGCCGAGCAGGTCCGCGTCCATCGCGAACTGGCCGCCGTCCGGGTCCTCGTTACTGCCTAGCACCATCACGACCCAGTCCGGGCGCATCATCATCAACCGGTCCGGACGCTCGTGACGCCGGGCAACGAATGCCGTGCCCGCCATGTCAGCGTTCAAGAGCATCCGCGACGCCAGCTGCCGAAACGTTCCGCCCGGCCACGGCCGCTCGAGCACGCCCAGGTCGGCTGTCCCGTACAGATTGCCGCGGTCGCGATTGCGCCACAGTGGCCGGGCCTCGGATACCAGGGCCATGCGGGTCATCTCGCAGGCATAAACAACCGCGTTGCCCTTGTACGCCCGGGAGACCAGGGTGGTGAAGTCCGAACCGATGCCCTCATGCTGCGGATCCCAGCTGGAGAGCACATTGTTCCAGTACTGGTTGCCGCCGAAGATGTGCCAGTCGTCATGCCGAGTAGCAGGCCTGGGCTGCCGCGCCGCGCGCAGGAGGTTCACCACGGACCGTCCTCCCGCACTTCCGGTTCCTCGTCGACGTCGTACAGAAGGACCATGTAGGCGACCACTCCGGCGCCGGCGGCAACGGCACCCCAGCCGTAGCCGATCTGCCAGCCGAGGCCTGCGGCGATCAGCAGCACACCGAGCAGGTAGCCGAGGCGCGCGCGGTCAGCGCGGGGCATGCGGCGGGGCGGACGCTGGGGTCTAGACATCGATCCACTCCGCCCACGGCTCGACCTCGGGCTCATCCGGAACCGCGTTGAGCACCCAAACCCCCATGCACAGCGTGATAGCCGCGTCGATATGCCGTTTGCTCTTGCCCTTCGACAAGGTGAATCCGCGCTCCTGCTCCCGCTTGACCGCGGACTTGACGTGCGCGGCCAACTCCAGATCGCCGTCGTGCACGATCCGGGCCTGAAGGATCAGGTCGAAAGCCAGTCCGCACGCCGGCGCCATGCGCTGCGGCGATTGATCGAACTGGATCGTCAGAATTCCCTGCTCTTCGAGCATCCGGCCGGGCAGCTCGAAGAAACGCGGGTCGTACACGACGCCCCGGAATGCGGGGCCGCGGGCCAACGACCGGATGTAGTTGAAGACGTCAAGGTGGTCGACGGGCCCGGTGTCGGGCCGCCAGATCCGCGCGGTGATCGCGTAGCGGTCATCAGGCAGATGCTCGATGCGGCTGACCGCCACCGAGTCGTGCTTGAGCGCCATGTCGACGACCACGACAAACGGGTTACCGTCGTCGGACGTCCATGTGCCCTCACACGCGCCCCAGGCGCCCGGGTGGTCAGACAGCCAGGATTCCTCGGCGACGTCGACCCATCGGTTGGCGTAGTAGCGCAGCCACTCATGCCGTTGCACGCCCGGCTTGCCCCACTCGTTCACCCGGTCCCGCACGGACCACAACACGTCGGCCGCGCCGGACGCGGCCCGGACCGCGGTCTCGCGGTCGCGCGCGACGTTGTAGTCCAGGTCCTCGGGTGCCTCGTGCCAGTCGAACAGGAACCGCGGCGCCAGCGCCGGATCCCGCTCGGCCTTCTTGCCGAGCTTGTACATCGCGCCGAGCAGCGACTGGTCGACGTCGAACCCGGCCGTGGACAAATTCAACCGGCGGCCGGCGCCGCGGGGGGTCCGGCGCTTCTTCGTGGACTTGCCGATGACGGTGTGGACGCGCGCCTTGCGGCTACCTTCCTCGCCCCACTCGTGCAGCTCGTCCGCGATGAACAGCGATGGCAGACCCCCCTCGTTCGTGCCTGCCACCGCCGCTACCCGATAGATGCGCCCGGCCCGGCCATCGCGGAATTTGATCTCTGTGTCGTACACCTCGAAGTAGCCGCACAGGGGCGACTCCTTGACCGCCTCATCCCGGCCGCCACACATCGTGGCAACCGCCGTGAACAGCAGGTTGGCCTGGTCGAACGACGCCGCACCGATCGGGATGTTCGGCGACGGCACCGCGATCTCGTCCGGGCCGGCGAACTCGACCAGCGCGAGCGCGGCGATGAACTGGGTCTTGCCGTCACCGGTCGCGGCGCCACGCAAGCCCTCATCGTGATGCCACTCCCCGCATCCTGGGCAGTACTCGAACCAGCGCCACGCGAACGCCTGCTGATCCGGCCGCAGCTTGATCAATTGGCCGTACCAGTCGCCCTCGCCGCAGATGCAGTTGTCTTCGATCCAGTCGACCGCGAGACCGCCGTAGGAGGGCCACAGCTCGCCAGGCTTCGGTCGCCAGCCGCAGGCCTGGCAGCCCGGGTCAGGCTTGGGCTTGGATGATCCGGGGGTCGGGGCGAGGGCTGCGGTCGACACGGGCACCCCCGTACTGGCTGTTCATCTGCTGCAGCGACTTCTGCTCGGTGATCACCGCGATGCCCAGGTTCGATCGGTACAGCGGGCCGACACCCATCTGCTTCTCGCACCGCTCAGCCGCGTCCAGCGCCCGATAGGCGATCTTGTACAGCGGGTTCTCCACCTGCTGCCCTGTAGAGCCCAGCACCAGCGGGCGCTCGTCGGCCTCGGCAACGGTACGCAGGTAGCGGTCGTACTCGGTGATCCAGCGGGTCAGCACGCCACGGTCGACGGGGGTCTGCACGGTAGACACGGTGTCCGACCAGTACGCATCCCACAGGACCATCGCCTGCTCGGACAGGCCCTCAGGGGCTTCGAACCGGCCGCCAGCCACCGGCGTCAACCCGGCGCGACGGCCATTGCGGGGGTCAACAGTGGTACCGGCGGGCTTCTTCGTGCGGGGCATCATCACCGCCTGTAATTACACGGAGAGTAGCTGAGTTCTGGGATGTAACGCTAGGTAGCGAAAAAACGGGCGCCCTTGGTACCAGCGATCCAAGTGAGGGGCCCCGGGGTCCCTCTCGGCCTCTTGATGTTCCGTCGCCGCCCCCTCCCCCTACCCACCGTGACCTGTACCCATCGGGCCCTGCGTCACTCTAAGTGACACGCAACGTAGAGTGACTCAGTCACGCGCTCCGCGGTTGCACGATGCGCATTCAAGTCGGTCAGCAAGCGACGATCGATCAACGCGGAGCGCGACGCTGTGTCCTGCGTCGAGGGCTTGACCTGGATACATCGGCTTGCCGCAGCGTGGGCAGGGCGTGCCTGGCACCAGGTCACGAAGTAGGCGCTCACGGGTAGCCACGTGCTGGCTGTCGTAGCCGCGCTGATGCCGGTTGCCGCGGGCACGCTCCCGCGCGCTGGCGCAGGCGGGGCAGCGAGAGTCGGCGCGGTGGGTAAGCCGGCTGCATGGCTGGCCAGGCAGTCCGAGGCAGGGGCGCTTGGGCATGCCCCCACCTCCGGACAGCAGAACAGCCCGGAAGCGTGGTACTCAACCGGGCTGTGGGCAGGGTTCGTCAGTCGTGTGAGTGAACAATGACAGTTGATCGGCCACATCGTCAAGCTGCCCGCGGCCTGCCGCGCCGGGCCTGCCGTTTCGCCCGATCGATCAGCACCGCCTGGCCGAGCAGGTACCGGACCTGTGGCCGGCCGAACGCGTCGGTCGATCGCACCGATGTCAGCCCGTCACGCTCGGCCCAGCGGCGCACACCGGCAACGGTGAGGCCGTGGCCGATGTGCTCGGCGATCTGCGCTGCCGTCCCCCACCACTCACCCGCCACCTCGATCATGCGCGGCTCCCGGCCATCTCAGTCCAGGCCCACGCCCCGTCACACGTCGTGCACTCCACCACCCGGGCGTCACGTGGCGGCGCGAGACGCATCAGCAGGCTTACCGCATCGCACCAGGGGCAACGGACCTTGGGAATGAACTGGCGGTCGTAGGGCTCGCCCAGGAGCCGGCGGATACGGCCGTCGATGCGGTCGAGTAGCCGCCACGTCGCCACCGCCGCATCCTTGCTGAGCGCGGGAAGGGCGGCCTCGATCCGGAAAAGACTGCCAATCCCGGCCGGCGGCAGGTGCGCGGCAACGGCGGCCAGCTGACCCTCGACCTCCTCAGCGAGCGCGCTGTATCGGTTGGCGCGGGGCGGGTCGCCGAGGGAGAGCAGCGCCTCGCTGGTCGGGTCGCTGTGCCCGCCCAGGGCCCGACGCTGCCCCCAGATCGCGCTCTTGAGCGGATCGGCGATCGCGGCCCTTTCGTCGGCGATCACGCGGGCTTCCTCCGCGTCACGGCGGTGCAGCATGTTCAGGGACGCTCGCAGTGACCACAGGACGGCCCCAGCCCGCAGATGCTCTGGAGTCAGCGTGTCGATCTCGCAGGGTGTCTGAGTGGTCATGGGCACCTCCGGATCGTGCGGGTGCGGTGGCACGGCTCGCAGGCGAAGGTGTCTCGCAGGCCGTGGCTGTGCTCGTGGGTCATGGGCTGGTCGCAGCGCGGGCAGAGCACCACGAGCTCGAGGTTGACCTCGTCCGTGTTGTGTTCGGTCTCGAAGTGCGCGGCGATGAGGCCCATGGGCAGGTTGACGGCGGGTCGCCAGCGGCAGGTCCGGCAGATGAGGGCCATGCCATCGGGGACGTTCAGGTCGCTCATGCTGGCCATCCGGTGCCGGCCGAACGTGCGCAGGGTGTCTGGGTGGTCATCGGCACCTCCGGTGCGGGGTCACGTGGTGGCCGATCTCCCGGTGACAGCGGCCCAGGGCATACGACCACAACAGCGCAGGCAGATACGGGCTGATGAGGCCGAGGTGGCGGGCGTCGATCGGCATATCAGGCTCCCGGCTCAGTGGCCACGCCTGCGCCCGGGTGTGCGTTGGGCGCATCGAAAGGCGGAGGGGCAGGCAGCGGCGCCGTGCGGCGCTCTTCGATGGCCTGACGCAGGTAGGCAGCCAGGTCCAGGGCTTCCTGGTAGGCGTCTACGAGGGCATCCCTGCCGTTGTGAGCCTGGAGCGGTGTTCCGTAGCGCTGGATGCCGACCTGCTCGCGCTCCTCCAGATCGGCGCGGACCAGCGCCAGGATGGATGGCCGGTCGCTGGGGATCGGGGCAGGCTGATCCGGAATCGTCGTCATGCCAGCACCTGCGCACCATCGGAGAGCTCGATCTCAGAGGCGTAGCCATCAGGCTGAGTGGCTGGCGGAGCGCTGAGCGGCTCCCCGTAGCCCGCCTGCCGTAGCAGCCGGACCAGCTGGGCGGCGGGCAGCGTGGCGTACCAGAGGCCGGCTTCGGCGCGGCCGCGGCGTTTGTGCCAGACAACGCCGTAGTCGGCTCCGTCGTTGGCCTGCTCAAGGATCGCCTCATCGACCCAGGCGCCGAGCTCGGTGCGCTCGCAGTTCTTCACCTCGATGACGACGGCCGGGACGCCGGCGATGTCGCCGCGGTCTTTGGTGGATCCGGCGAGCCGGCGTTCTGCAAGTGGGAAACCGTTCGCTCGCAGATGGTCCACGACGGCCCGCTCGGCTGCGGAACCTTTGGCTTTGCTGCGGCTCATGCGGAGACTCCCGCGCCGCGCGGGTCATTTGACATAACACATACCCCAGTTCTCGCCGCGCTTTGCCAGCCCGGCCTCGATGTTGACGGTTCGGAAGTTCTCGCGTGGCGCCCACGGGAAGCTGAGCGCCTCGATCACCTGGGCTTCGATCTCATCGGCCCGGTCCGCGGGGATGCTCATGACGACTTCGTCGTGCACGACCGCGCGCAGGTAGGGGTAGAGCTCTCGGGGCATGCGGAGCAGACCTTCCATGAGGATGTCCCGCGCGGCGGACTGGCCCATGAGCGCCGGGCCCTGGGTCCAGCCGAAGCCGGGGGTGGTGCGCAGCCGTCGGCCGAAGCCGTTGTCGAGCAGCTGACCGGAGTCGGCGGCCGCGGCAACGTCCTGCTTCCAGGCGACCAGACCGGGGTAGCGCTCCTTCATGGCCCGGTCGAACTCGCGGGCGGTGTCCTCGTTGCCGATCTTCGCGGCGAGCTTGGCGATGCCCATGCCGTAGTTCCAGCCGTGGCCAAGAATCTTGGCGTCGTCGCGCCGCGGATGCTTTCCGTCCGGACCCGGGGGCGCGTCACCCCAGACCGCGGTAGCGATCTCGTTGTGCGAGTCCCGGCTCTTGCCCTGCTCGTCACGGCCGAACAGCTCCATGTAGGCCGGGTCCTGGCACCAGGCAGCGACCGCGCGGGCGTCGACCTGGCTCAAGTCGGCTGAGATGATCACGTGGCCGGGCTCGGGGAGGAAGATCTCCCGTTCGACGTGCTTGCCGCCGCGCTTGCCCATGACGGTCAGGCCGGGCTCGGTGATGGACCAGCGGCCGGATGCCTGGAACATCGTGATGTCCGGGTGGACGCGGTCTCCCACCAGGCAGCGCTCGACGGTGCCGTACACGGTGCGAATGCCGAGCAGGGAGCCGACGGTGTCGATGAGCTCGAGAACGTCCTCGCGGCCGGCGTAGCGCTCGATCAGCTCGTCTCGGGCCTCCTTGCCGAAGGCCGGGCCACCGCTCTTGGTGGTGCCCAGCTCAACCCCCAGGTCGGCGAAGGCTCGGGCAATCGCGGCCTTGCCCTCCTTGGTGGCGTGCGGGCTCTTGGCCGGCTTGCCGTTGGGCAGAGTCATCGGGAGGCCGTAGCCGTCCTGCAGTTCCCGCAGGCGCCGAGCACGCAGTGCCTCGCCCTCGGCAACCCGGGCGGCAAGCAGCTTCCGGTCCACGCGGAACCCGTTCAGACGGATCTGGGCGGCGATCGCCGCGATCCGGTGCTCTCGCTTGGCGTACGCCGTCCGGTCCTGTGTACGGGCGATCTGGGCGGTCAGGTTGACGTCTTGGGCGCAGTAGGTGACGTAGTCAGCGTCGTCGATCGGGATCGCGCCGTAGCCGCCGTACTTCTTCGCCAGGGCGCCGAGGTCGTGGCTCTTGCCACCGAGCTGCTTGGCGGCACCGAGCGCGTCCAGGCCGAGCTGGCGCATGATCTGGCCCTGCTTGGTCCGGGCCTCGGGTGGGTTGACCACCACCTCGGTCAGCATGGTGTCCACCAGGCGGCCCTGCTCAGCCAGCTCGTGGATGTCGACGCCGTGGTGAAGGGCAAACGCAACCAGGTCGAAGCCCATCAGGTTGTGCCCGACGATCAGCTTCGCCTCACGCAGAAGGCCGGCTACCTCTTCGGCGTCGGCGTGAATCCGGATGGTCTTGCCCTGCTGCACGCCGGTAATCCGGATGGCGTCAGGGCGCACCGGCCACAACTGAGCAGAAGCGCCCTCAATGTCGAAGACGAGCACGCCCTCGGGAAGCTCGATGTCGCCTTCAGCGGTCCAGGTGGCGATGTCCACCGCGGTGTACTCGGGCACCGGGGCAGCAGCCGAAGAGGAGTCAGGTGAGGCGAACAGTGACGGCTGCTCAACGCCGGCCCACGGCTCCTCCGAAGCAGCAAGACCGGATTCTGCCGTTGTACCGGAATTCTGCCGGTTCTCGGTGTCTGAATAGTGCCGGTTCGACGGACTCGGCTGTCCGTCTTCTGCCGCTTTCTGCCGGTTGGAGGGAGCGGAGGGGCTGGAGGGAGCCGGAGACCCAGCTTCTATACGCGCGAGGTGTGTGCCGTGTGCGCGTCCCATAGGAAGGCTCTCGGGCACATGCGTTGGGAGTACAGGTTCCTCCGCTCCCTCCAGCCCCTCCGATGCGGTCGAACCAGCGCTATTCGGACCATCGAATCTCCCGGAACCGGCACTATTCGGACCCTGAGATGCGCCGAATTCGGCAGAATCAGGACTTGGGTTGTTTCCCGGTGAACCGGCACTATTCAGACCGTCGTCCTCATCCGGCTCCACCATCCACAGAGCACGTCCGCCACGCGCTTCCTTCGGCTTGCCGTTCATGTCGAGCGGCCGGCGCAACCGGATACCGCCGAACGAGCGGTCCCGGAACCGTGCGTACGCCTCTCCGAGGGCCTTTGGGTACGCCACCTTGTCCGCGATGTCGGCGGAGATTGGCGGGTATTCGGCGTCCTTATCCGTCTGCAGCCGGGCACGGACGTCGCGTGCGGTGAACTCGGCGCTGTCGAAGCCGTCCATCAACCAGGCCAGGTGTGCCGCCCAGTAACCCGCGGCGAGGTTGCTTTCCGAGCGCCAGGCGCGCAGGTTGCCGAGGAAGTCCGGCTGGCCGGCGGTCTCCACGATTCCGCCGAGCGTCTCAGCCCATTTTTCGAATGATCCGAACGTGACTCCGCCGGCCGGGCGCGGCTTGCCAGCCGAGAACCACGCCCGGACCAGCGTGAGGGCAGCTCGGACCAGATCGGCGCGGTTCTGCTTGGTCCAGTCCTCGAGATGCGGGTGCCGGAAGCTGTGGGTGTCCCGGTCTTCCGGATTGGCCTCGCGTGGCCGCAGGGCGATCCGGTAGACACGCCGGAAGACGTCACCCTCCACCCGGACGTTGTTGCCGAGCGAGATCCAGGTGGCCCGGTTCGGGTACCCCTTGATGTTGTTGCCGCCGAGCAGCCGGTCTTTCCAGTAGGCGCCGGTGAGCGCTCGTGCCAGCGAGGCGCCGTCGAGGTGGTGCGCTTCATCGAAGACCAGCACCTCAGGCCCGGTCATGAAAGCGGAGGTGAGCAGCTTGCGGAATTCGTCGTCGTCGCGGTTGTAGCCCATCAGTTCGGGCTTCTCACCGAGGAACATCAGCAGGATGCAGTCGACAAGCAGGTTTTTGCCGACCCCGGGCGCAAGCCCGTCGATCACCGCGAGAGGGACGACGTACATCATGGACCGCACAAACGGCGTGAGTACCAGCGCGAGTGCGTTTGCCCGGTTGGCTTCATCCGGGAAAGGGAAATCACCCAACCATTCGTCCAGGATGAGCTTGCGAGCCTGGGCGATTTCGTCGGCGGTTGGCTCGTCAGGCACGTCGATGCCGACCAGCTCAGCGTCCATCACGACCATCGTCCGGGTGGCTTCGTCGTACCCGTTCGTCCGGCAGATCGTTCCGTCCGGGCGGACGAATGGCGCCCTGGCGACTAGGTCCAGTTCGGCGAAGTGGTCGGCGCGCGACTGCACGACCTTGACGGTGGATGGGTCCACCCAGACATCCCGCAGACCGGTCTGGATGCCTTCGGAGTTCACCACCCGATGGGCGGTGCGGCACGTCTGCGCTGTGATGTCGAGGAAGGTGCCTTCGTCGACCGGCTTCATCAACTGACCTTTGAGCCAGCTCAGCTTGTCGCCGTGGCAGAACAGCCGGATGGTGTTCCAACGCTTCACGAGCAGGTCGGTGATCTCGTTGACCATGCTCAGCCGGTCGCCGTCGAGGTAGACCACCGGCCGGTCGCCGGCGCCAGCCATCGGCGTGGTGAACTCGACGTCCTTCTTGGCCGAGGGAACCTTCGCCGCGGGCTTGACCTGCTTTTGCTGGCCGGTGGACTCAACCGCCAGCTTGATTTGCTGGGCCAGGAAGCCGGCTCGCTTTTCCTGCGGCCGGCGAGCCAGCAGGTCGTCGATCCCAGTGCTCCTACCACCTGGTAGCCACACGAATCGCGGCTCGCCGTCGCATGCCTCTGCGCGGCATGCCTGGGCCAGCGCAACCCCGGCGTCGTAGACGTCCCGGTTGCTACCCGCGTCGGCATCGAGCAGGATCACGACCTGTTTTCCCTCGACCACCATGAGATCAGTGAGCGGGATCCCGTCCGACGACCAGTTCCGGCACCCGCCGACCGCGTACACCGCGACGTTTGCCGGCGCGTATGCTGCCGCAGCCCAGCCCTGCTTCGTGCCCTCGACGATCAGCACGGTGTCGTGCTCGCCGGTCGCTGGCCGCGCGGCGTTCAGGATGGACGTCTGCCCTTTGGGCCATAGGTACTTCTGCTCTCCCACCGGCGTGTCCGGCCGGACCTGCTCGACGACCTCGCCGGATGGTGAGCGCCACGGGAAGACGATGGCCGGCACCGCCTGCTCTCCCCAGGATTTGGCCCACTCGGGCAACTGTTCGACGCTTGAGGCCGAACGGATGCCTGCGGCCCGGGCCACTTCGGGCGTGATGGCGGCCTGCTCGCACAGGTAGGCCGCGTGCTGCTCGGTGAGCGGCAGCTCGGACCAGATCGTCATCGATGTCTGCTTCCTCGTAAGGAAGGCGGGGCTGGACCGGGGAAGAATCCAGCCCCGCCTGGCGAGCGGGTGGAACGAGGATGGTCTAGTCGCACGACTAGACTAGTCGAGAGCCTAGAACGGCGGTTCGTCGTCGTACGACGACACCTGTGTCTCCCGGATGCCTTGCGTCGCGGTGGCCTGCGCACGACTGGAGACGGGCTCGCCGGCCGGAGCCGGAGCCGGAGCCGGAGCGGATGCGTGCGTGACCGCCGCAGCACCAGCCGCGCCGGCTGTCCGGGCGGCCTCCCACTTGGCCAGCTCAGCGGCCTTGTCGTAGCGGGCGCCGCCGACCAGCCAGGGCGTCTCGTCGACCGGCTTGCCGGAACCGGGCCCGCCGGCGGGCGGCGTGTATTCCGCCGACCAGGTGTTGACCTTGTTGTCCCCTTCGTTGACCTTGCCCTCGAAGGTCAGGAAGAACGTGCCGCCGATTTCCAGGCCCACCCGGTGCGCCTTGACCTTCTTCAGCGCGATCGCGACCGCGTCGCCGCCGCGCTTGCCCTCGGTCGTGGTGCCGCGACGGCCCTTGCGCGGGTCGACGAAGATGCGCAGCTCGGTGTCGTCGTTCTCGTCCGGGATGCCGGTGTCGACAGTGATCTCCCACTGGGTGATCGGGTCGTTGGGCTTGCCGTCAGGGCCGAAGGCCGCGAAGACCCTCTCCCACTTCCCGTCCGAGTTCTGCTGCAGGTACTGGGGCCGCCGGCTCTTCTGGTCAGTGGTCTGGATGATCCGGAAGTCGACGATCTCGCCGCCGTGCCGGACACCCGGCTCCGGGAACTTCGCGTACGGTGCGCTGCTGACGCCGATAGGCATCTGGTGCTCCTTGTCAGAGGATGGGGTTTTCGGTTCCCTGCGGCTGTTACAGCCCAGGGAGCTTCTGGATCCAGTCGTTGCTAGAAGACGAGGTCGACGGTGTCCGGCGTCGCCGGAATCGGCTCGGGCGGTTCGACCTTCTTCACCCATGGCAGGCGCACGCAGGAGTAGCCGCGCTGCTTACTGGCGTTGACGTAGCCGGGCTCGACGAGGCCGCAGGTGACCAGGGCCTCGAGCAAGTTGACGTAGTCGTCCCAGGCCACCTCGTGGTCAATGAACAGGTGGTGGTGACCAGGTGTGGTGCTGGGAAGCACCGTGACAGGGAGGTCGATGTCGAGGACCACTTTGTGCCGATCTCCGCCATTCAGCAGACCGAAGAACGGGTCAATAGTCGGTTCCGGCTGCCCCGCCACCTTCGAGGTGATCAGGTTGGCCTGTTCGAGGTCTGCGGTCTCGCTGGGCCGCGTGTATTCACCCTCGGTCGGCTCCTCGTTGAAGTCGACGTAGGCGAGCATCTGGCCGTCGAGGGGCAGAGACCGGTCGGCACTCGCGGAGCCGTCCCCATCGGTGTAGTTGATCGTCATGACGTGGCTCCTGTGAGTAGTTGTGCCTTGCGCGCAGCTGCGGCCTTGGTGTGCTCCGGTGTCCACAGCCCGCGCCCGTCCAGGTCGCGCCACAGGGCGACCAGCGCATCGGGGTGGCCGGCAGAGCGGATGAGTTGCATGAACTGGTCGCCCTGTGGCGCCGACTTCGGCGGTGTGTAGGGCCAACCCATGACCTTCGAGCGGGAACGCTTCTCCCGGACCTGGTAGGCGACCTGGGCCGACTCCCAGCCCTCTTCGAGGTCCACCTCGTACAGCTCGCAGGTGGCCTTGCCCACCGGGACGTGCATGATGATCCCGGTCTTCTTGTCGAGCTCGGCCGGCAGCGGGACCCAGGACTTGGTCTCGTCGTCCCACATCGCGTCGGCGTTGACGTACTGGCCCATCTGTGCCGTGGCGTCGAGGAACCCGAACGAGAAGTCCTGCTGCGACTTCACGTCGGCGCACACGAGACGCCCGTCGGGCAGGTAGACCAGCCGGTCGAAGGTCCCCGCGGACCCGACTTCGAGATTGACGACGATGCGTTCGATCCACTCCGGTGGCCGGACGATCCCCGCGGCGTCACAGCAGTCCAGGTAGGCCTGCAGGTCGGCGAGCTCGCTCTCGGTCGCCAGGTGCCGGACCTCATCCAGCCGTCCGGCGTCGGCGTACTCGGTCAGCGTGTGCGCCTGCGTCCCGCGCTCGCTGCCCTCATCCCCGCCGGCCGCGTGGTGCAGCTCGGCGAGGATCCCTTTGAGCGCCTCCTTGGGTTCCTTGGCCGCGCGCCAGTCCTCGCCGCACGCCTCGATCTGCTCGTGCAGCTGGAGCACCTGCTCACCGAGGTCAGGCAGTTTGGCCAGCCCGACGGCCGCCATGCGCTGCTTCCACCCGATCAAGCCCTCCTTGTCCTTGAGGGCGTCCTTGAGCGTGGTGGCCCGGGTCCACGACTGCCGGCGGCCGGTTGCGGGGTCCGGAAGGACATACCGGCCGTACCGGTCCCGTTCGGGCTCCGGCCGCATCGATGGGATCTTGACCAGGTCGCTCACGCCATGCTCCAAGCGCTCTTACGCCGGCCGCCGGGCCCGAAATGGGACGAGAGGCCCAGCCGTTTGCGGATCTTCGCGACGGTGCTGGGGTGGATGTCGAAGCCCATCCGCAGGGAGATGGCCGTGTCGTCGATGCCCTCGCCCCACAGCCGGGAGACCAGCCGGTTCTCCCGTTCGGTTTGGGCCTTGCGCCGCTCGACCTTCGAGGACACGAGGACTCCACCCCACAGGCCGTGTTCCTCGCCGCGGTCCAGCGCCCGATCGACGCATGCCTGCTGGAACTGGCACCCGGAGCAGACCGCGCGGGCCTCCTCGAGCTCGGGCTCACGCCGATCAGCGAAGAAGATGTTCGGGTCGACCTTGCCGGGGGCGCAGCCGCGACGGGGGTCGTCGGCGAAGTCGAGGGCGATCACGGCGTCACCGCCGGCTCTGCCTGCTCAGCGGCGGGCCGCAGGTTGCCGTACCGGTCCTTGGGCACCGACGGGTCGATCATGTCGGCTGCCCAGGTCACGCCTTCCCGGCGATACCGCGACGGCACGCTGCGCTCGTTGCAGCTGGCCCGCAGCCACTCCGCCAGGCCCTTCGCTGCCTCCCGGCGCACCCGGGCCACCTCGGCGCGCATCTCCTTGACCTGCTTCTCCGCAGCCTCACGAGCCATCCGGTCGCTGATGGTGTGGCTGTCGCGGACGTGCGCAGCTTCGGTGTCAGTGGTCAGGCCAGAGCCGTACTTCAGGTGCTCGTACGACAGGGCCCGTTCCCCAGCGCGCTGTTCGTTCGCACCGCAATAGCCGAGTGCACGCCGTAGCGCTTCGGCGTAGCGTTCCGAGTCCGGTCCGTGCCAGTTCTCCTCGTGGAGCATCTGGTGCATCGCCGTGACCATGCGGTCCGCGATCGCCTTCCAGTCGACGGGCTTGTTGTCGCTCATGCCTGCACCGCCGTTCCGGTCGGCAGGGCGCTGACAAGGGCGACCTCGAATTTGATCGGGCGTTCCGGCTTCGGCTCCGCGATGGTGGGAGCGACGGTGGCCAGCGGCACGTCCCAGGCCACCGGTCCGGTGCGCTTCACGTGCCGGCCGGATTTCACCGCGTTGTCGTACTGCCGGATGCCCCAGGCGATGGCGTGCAGGCACCACAGGAAGTGGTAGTCCCAGTCGGACAGGTCCCACTCCCACGTGTCGGAGACCAGATTGATTCGCTCAAGTTCCTTGAGCAGCTGCCGGGCGCCGTCCTCCCAGGCGAGCATCCCGTCGTCGTCGTAGTCCTGGATTTCTTCCTGGGCCTGCTCGACCAGCTTGCAGGCGGCGACCAGTTCCGGCCAGTCCTTGGCGCGTTCTGGGGTCGGTGCGGGCCAGTCTGGGTTGCCCTGCTCGACACCCTCAGCACGCAGGTCCTCACGCCACTCTTCGAGCTGGCGCTCGTTTTCCTCGTCCAACTCGTGCTGGATGGTGTCGCGGTTGCGGATCGCCTCCTGCAGGTGCTCGTCGATCAGCTGGCGCAGCACGTCTTCGCTGTAGACCTTCACGGAGCGGCCGTGGTCGGGCAGTTTCTCCGACCAGTAGTGGGGGTTGATGCCGTGCGTGTCGCCGTTGCGGCAGAAGAACTGGAACATGTCGGTCAGCCGGCGGAACGTGTGCGCCCCGCGGTCGCCGGTGATGGTCAGCGAGCCGGGCGCGGTGATGAGTTCGAAGCGGTTGTTCCAGGAGTGTTCGCGCTGCTGGAAGACCAGGTGTCGGTAGATGCCTTGGTCCAGTTTGACGAACATGCGGTGTTCGGCGATGTCGCCGGCGAAGGCCTTGGCCACCTGGGTCTCGATGTCGGTGCGGTTCATCGGGCGCCGCCCCGTGCGCGGGTCTGTTCGGCGCGGGCCCGGTCGTACTCGCGGATGGCCGGGCCGCTGTCGATGCCGTAGCCGGCGGCCCGTTCGATTTGCTTGGCGGCGTGGATGACGCGGCG